TTATGAATATGTTCTAATACAGCTCCTACTCTAATTACTTTCATAGAATAATCTATAAAATTACTATCTATTTTAATAGGTAATTCTATAGATGCTTTTGTATTAGTATTTACAGTTCCACTTTTAACAGTATTATAAGCAACTGCTATATTAAATATTCCATCTCCTTTGTTCTCTTCTGTAATCGGAGCTGGCATTCTTCTAAATGATATTTCTCTTGTAGTATGCTTAGGATTAAAGTTACTTCTAAGTGGTTTGATAAGGTCGCTTTCTCTTTTAATAGTATTTCTATTAGCTAAGATATGACTATCATCATCGTGTACTATTCTTACATTATCTGTATAGAATCTAGGAAATACTGTTATAGTGTCCATTTCATCTAAAGGTCCAAACTTCGTATTAACTCCATAATGCCACTTAATACCTGGGTATAATCCCTCAGCTACGTATCCTTTATCAGCATCTATAACTACATCTATAGCTTTAAACATAAGCATCATATCTAATGTCGGATTTAATTCAGACATTTCCTTTATATCTTTTTTATTATTGTGTATATCATTCTTATAAGTTTCTACTATAGTATTATATAAATCAAAGTATCTATTAGGATAAAAATACTTAGGGTCTTTATTAGATATAACTTTAGTAGTATAATATAATTCTTTAGGGTCTGATGTCTTATGTCCCCACACTATACGAATTTCTATATTCTTATCAGGAATTCCATATATGTTTCTTCTATGGTAATTATCATACATATTATCTACAGACTCTACAGGAGTAGGATTAGCTATTCCTCCAGCTGGTGCATCAAATACTGATGGAGGTATTACAAAAAAACTTCCATCTTCAAATTCAGTGTGAGGTGTTGTAGATATAACAGAACTTCTATCAACAGTAATTCCTGTCAAACCAGTCTTATATTTATATATAAGTTTATCTTCTGGTTTATCCCAATCTGCTGGAGTGAAATTAGAAAATCTACCTTTAGCTATATTCTTTTCAGCATCTAATAATATTTCATTATAAAGATTTCCATTCTCATCATAAAGCTCTATCTTATTATTAAGCCTACCCTCATCATAAGTTCTTTTAATCATAGGATGAATAGCGTCTGGATTGTATATTATATCGTCTCCATTTAACGCACAATAAGGGTCGTCATATTCATTCGTCTTTAAAACATACGCTCCTTCTCTAGCTCTTTTCTCATTATGGTATTCTGTAAAGTTTTTACTATAAAGATAAGGTCCTATTCCTACGTGGTCTTCTTTACGTCTCCATAAGTAAACTTTTTCTTTATCCTTAAATCTAACTTTAGCACGTTCGTGTACTACGTTTTCTTTTTCTGCGTAAGGATTAGGTACTTTAGACCAGTTAAACATCTCAAAGTATTCTGCACTATTAGGATTATAGTTTCTAAGTTGATTAGTAAAACTCATTCCAGTAGTAGCTACTTCTGATTTACCATATGGTGTTATAACATAAGCTTCTATATCATATCTAACTCCTGATGATATAAGAGTAGGAAATAGTACTCTAATATCACTTATAGTAGCCTCTCCATTAGTGTCTAGAGGAACTACTACTCTTTTATAAGGTATTCTTCCTTTATCATTATAAGAAACTCCGTATACTAAGACTCTATATAAATCTACATACTGAGCTTCAATGTCTCCATTAGTCTTTATAAATAATTTAATTGGGTCATTAACTAAATTAGTACTAGTTGTATTTAATGCAGTCATAACTACAGTCGGTACCTCTGTCAAGTTATGCATAGATTTATCTGCAGTAAGTATAAAATCTGTAGACACAAGTTCCCATATAGTACCTGGATATAATTCCGCAGGATGTATTCCATTAGTAGGATTAATATGTATATATTCTCCTACCCCCGGTAATGAATATTCAGATACATTATTATTTACATATATTTTAGATGTTAAATTAAATTCAGCCATCTTTTTATTATTAAAAAAATGAGCTGCATCATACAGCCCATTATATTTAGTATTATATAAAGAGCTAAGGTCTCCGTTATCCTTAAAGACTTTTACATCTCCATAGATAACATTATTATCATAGCTTACTTCATATATTTTATTTCCATTTATATCTCTATAAACAAAGTTTCCAGATTTGACATCGTTATGCCATTCTGAATCAATGGCGTCTTTATGTCCGTTATTAAAGAGCCATTTCTTTTTTCCAGAAAATCCTATCATAATTCCTCCTTTTATACTATTGCTATTTCTTCTTTGTTGATTTCTAATAATTTAATTATATCAAACAGTACAGAAAATTTGTCACAATGCTCCTTAAGAGGATGTTCTAAATTAAGCTTTATTTCAAGCTTATATTTATTAACATATTTACTAGTTTTATATGGACCATATCCAGAAAGTCCCTTAAATTCTTCTCTAGGACTACCCATAAGCGATAATGCAGTAGGTAGTAGAACATCAGGTTCAGCTATATCTATATATTCTGGGAGGTCTCTATTAGGATTTTCTATATCTACAAATATATTTCCATTATATATCGAACATAACTTTAGTGGAATACATTGAAATACTAAATCTTTAGATAGGATTAAGAATCTCTTTTTACTCTTACATTCGTTTTGATATACTACTAAAGCAGGATGTACTTTATTTGTATTTACTATTTTAATACTATTATTCTTTCTACTATATTCCTCTATAGCAACTATAAAGTGTTTCATAAAATTACTTTTAGTTATATCTACTCTACTATATCTTTCTTTACACCAATCTGGGAAGATGTCTATATGAGCTTGACTTTTTTCAAGTGTGAATAGAAAGATAAGTTGTATTCTATTTAGTACCATAGTATTCATAAAGTTTTCTAATATACTTTGCAGTTCTTGTCTACATTCTTCTGTGTTATATTCTTCTCCTCTGAATATAATTGATAAGCAACTATTTAAATCTATATATATCTTTTTGCAATCTATAGTCGCTGGGTCTACTTGAAACATTTTATATACTACGCTTCTAAGTGTAGATATAAAATTAGTTGAATTTAATAATCTTTTTTCTACCACAGGTGTTTTCATATCTTCTCTCATTTTATCACACTCAAATCAACGTCAAATAATATATTTTGAAAATATGATATTATGACCTTTTTTTCTTGTTCTAAATCTTCTACTGAATCTAAGAATGATTTGAGTCTGTTAAAGAAAGATAGATATAAACCAATAGTAGGTGCAAATGTGTTTGGATATATTATAGTTACGTTTTGCATATAATCATTAATATAATCATAGATACGCTTTACTCTTATAGTTCCAGATACAGAGTCATCTTCTATTACACTATCTATCTCTGGACACAATTCGTTCACTTTTATCATTGTAGTTTGCATATCATTCCCTCCTTATTTTGATTAAAAAATAAAAATCCCACTAATACAAGATATATTAGTGGGATAATTATTTATACTGTAAAATTATATGCTATATAACTATCAGTTGTAGATACAGATAGTCTTAGGTTTTTAACTCCTCCTAATTCTACAGTCATTACTAATTTTGCAACATCTGTAAGGATAGCTATATTATCTCCTACTGCGAAACTCATAATGTCCTCAGTTAAAAGAGGTCCTAATCTTCTAGCAACTAATTCCTTCTTTACCCCTTCTCTACCTGGAATTGGTTTTAGAAGTTCGTTTAATGTGCTATTATGGAATATATGTCTGTCTGTAGCAAACGCATTATCCAAAATAACAAGTGGAACTAAAGAAACGTTTAATCCTCCAGTAGTTCCTGCATTTCCAGAAAGTTCACTTATAAGCTTTTGATTAGCTTTAGCTTGCTCAGTTTCAGCTACGCTAAGTCCAGCTATACTTTCTGTTCTTAATAATTTAGCAAAGTTTACATATTCTATATGAGCTGATGTATCCACATTATTTCTTAGGTATTCATCAACTTTAGATTTAAACTTAGCTAAAGACATTGATGTATTAAGTCCTACTATATTTTCTAATGCTGTTTTAATTACTAATGTAGACCCTATTTTATTTGTAAAACTGAATGCTGCAAGTATCTTTCCATTTTCAAATAATACATCATTTGAAATTCTGAATTGACTTGCAATCATATTATTAAGTCTTACTTGTTCTACATCCACAGTAGAAAACACCATAGAAGCGACATACATCGCCACAGCGTCTGATATGTTGAATACAAATCCAATATCGCTTCCATTATCCACGATATTATCTCTATATTCAGTAGTCAATAGAGCTCTTAATGGGCCTTTAATAACTCCATCAACATTCAATGTTTGCTTAAGTCTTCTATCTAAAACTTCAAGCAAATTAGTTTTTACAGCCGTATTGATAGCTATATTTTTATCTAACGCTGCATATAAATAAGGTAATCCTTTATTAGAACTATTGTAAGCTCTAATAGATTTAACTACTCTATCATCACATTTTCCTAATAAGAATCTTTCTAGATCCTTAGGATTGATTGCAAATGATATGTAAGTTAAATCTTCAACACTTAAAGTAACGATGTTATCGTCCACTGTTGTGTGTGCTAGATACCCTACGTCCTGTTTTAGAGGAACTATCTTTCTTGGGAAATTGTGTCCTCTAGTATCGTTGACCATTTCGTCATATGATACAAATTGTTTCTTTGCAGTTTCTTCAACTGCTGGCTTTGCTGTTTCAGTCACATTAGCTACTGCGACTTTTTCATCTTTTACTTCTTTAATAGCTAAAGATGGTCTTTTGAATTCTTTCTTTGACATGTCATGTCCTCCTTTTAAATGTTTTAATCTAGATTTATTTACCAAGTATACTTTTGATAAACTATGTAAAAATATATAGTTATCTGTTTGATAAAATTTACATCATATCTTTGTTAAAAATTTATGAGCCATTTAACGTCGTCTCTAAGACCAAGCACCACTGGATATCCATGTACATTTAGTTTACGTATAAGTTCTTCTCTGATAGTATACTTCATATCTCTCTGTAAGAAATTAAATCTATTTAAATTATAGACTCTGATGAATAATTCATATGGAGATAGAAATCTATCTTCTCTTAAATATTGATTTACTAAGATATCTTGTGCTATTATTCTAAAGTCTCTCTCTTCTATATCTAAAGAGCAATCTTCAAATCCGTACCATAATAATGATGCAAGTCTTTCTTCTTTTCTATTTTCAGACATAAGCCAATTCTTTATATATGTATACAAATGAGCTCTTTTAACATCGTGATTAACTTGATGTATATTTATAGCTTGGTCTAAGAACATAAGTATTTCCATATCAGCATCATTATTTATAGTAGATGCAACTGCCACACGAACTAAATCAAGAGCATTAGTATATTTAGTTTTATATCTAGGATTTATATATACACTTCTCTTACTATCAGAAGCATCATTTACTATTACAGTATAGTTTTCTTTTAATGCGTCTATTAAGTCTAAGTAATAATCTTTAGTTAAAGCATATTCGTCCATCAAATTTATAAGAGTATCTGGGTCTTTACTATTATAATACTCTAATAGTATAAGAGCAAGTATATCTGTTGCAGTTAATAAGTCAGACCTCATTAAATGCGTTATAATAGGTCTAGTATGCAATTCTTTATTATCTATGATTAACTCTACTATAGCTCTACTATCGACGTTTTTATTTATAAATAGAGCGTCTAAAGACAACAGCACAAGGTTCTCCATATTATTCTTCACAAAGTAATTAAACATATTGGCGAATAATACAGAAGTCAAGTAATCTTCAACCGGGTATACATTATCTTTTCTGTAAGTAGTCCAGTATATTTTACTAGTAAAATCCCAAATGATTTCATTAAATCTACCAGTATTAGCTCTATCTAAAATAAATGAAAGTATATAACTGAATGTTTTCTTATAGAAATCATTATTATCTATGATACTATATTTAAAAAGATCGTTGTAATCTAAATCCTGAGTTAGAAAGAATAATGCCATATCTCCTGGCATATCCTTAAACGTAAATTCTCTGATTACGTGGTCTAACTCATCTGGATTTATATTAATTTTCTTCATTATTTAAATCCTCCTTTATACACGTCATAATGACGCATTGATTCCATAAATCCTAATACAGCAAATATTATAATTATAAGTATAATTCCAAATATATGATGTTTTTGCATGTTCTGAATAAGCTCTATAAATGCTGCAAGTAACACCATTCCCTTAAATATCAATGTAACTATACTTAAAATAGCTACTATAATCTTCATTGCTAATATAGGATTTGGGACATAGCTACATATTATTCTAATAGACATAGCAGCCACAACTGCTTTAAACATATTTGATACTGTGACTTTATCGTATATAGCTATAATTACGATATTCACTAATAATAATATAAATAGAAATATATCATTATCTATCAATCTTACCACATGTATCACCTTCTTTCATATTAAAAATCAGATGGAGCAAAAGGCTCTTCTTCATTGTATTCATATTTACGCTTAAATACCATTATATCTTTAAGTGCATTTATACCTACTTCATTTAATACTATGATACCTTGTTCTTGCAATCTGTCTTTACTAAGTTCAGCATCGTGATAGATATCATTAAATATCATTATAGTGTAAAATAAAGCAGGGTCTCCGTATAAGCTTTGAGCAATCAACTTTGGTTTATATTCCATAATCGCAGCTTGGTGTCTACCCATCTTTATATTTGTGAAGAATTCTGGGTGTGCATATTTCCAAGATACGAAATCGTTTAATATATTACCATATGAAGCATTTTCAGTTCCTATATCGAATCTGTAAAAGCTCCATTTAGATAACTTACTTTCTGTAGCTTGAGCAAGCATATAATCTTTCATATTCTTAGGAACTTGTAAATTACTTGCTTCTTCAGATATAAGTAACGGTGCTTCGATATAAGGTCTAACACCAAGGTATTTATTATTTAATCCCATAATTTACCTCCTTAAGGCATTTCACTATTCTTAACTAATTTATCTCCATCTAGAGATGTATCAGCCCTATCTTCATCTGCTCCTACAGCAGTGTCATTAAATCTAGGAACTACGTGGTCTATTGCTATTATAATAAAAGTTCCTGGTTCATCTCCATTTACAAATGAACCATACATTTTATGACCTTTCTTTATTATTTTATTATTAATGTTTTGATAGTCTACTTCTGTACTATTCCAATATTCTATTCCCTCTAAATTCATATCACTGAATTCACAAGATGTAGCTTGGTGAGTTCCAGTAGTATCATGAGTATGAGGACCACATCCAGCAGCTGTAGTAGGACCAGATAAGTTTACATTACCTGTACTCCATGTTCCACGTGCAACATGTATTTTAGCTGTTTTGTGATTAGGAATATATCCATCTAATCTGTACGCATATGGCGTTACATTGTATGCTTCAATATATCCCTTTTCTTGTAATTGTGTCGGTGTTACTGTAGCACTATTTATATTTATTTTAGCGTCTATCTTAGTATTCTTTACTTCCAAACTACTATTATCAATTCCTCCCATTACTGATGGAACCCATACTTTGAAAGTTTGATTTGTAATTCTAGCAGCATCTTCTACTAAATAGCAGACTTCTAAGAAACCATTTTGGTGCATACTACCGATTATATCACTATGTGCCATTTCATTACCTCCTTGTATTGTTATATTTAGACAGGTCTTTGTTTCTTACTTTTAAGTGACAAGCGTTGATGTAAATAAATTATAAAGGGAGTGATTATAATGATCATGGAAAACGACAAAATATATCTGAACAGGTCTTTAATATCAATGAGTGCAGATATAAACATCAAAAGAAGTACTATATTCGCAGAGACGCTGATGTGGTTATTTGGACACGAAGCGTTATTATATGGTAAAATAAACGTAGACGATATACTATTCGTTACAGATAGAGATGAAGATATCTTATTAAAACCAGAAGATTTTATGTATGGAACTCAGCAATTACCATTAATATTTCCAATGCATATCAATGTTATTAATGCACACGTATTCAGTAACTTAGAAAAGATTCCAGATATAGTTACGAAAATAAAAACACAGTATAAAGTTATCGTAGTTGGATTTATTAATAATATCAATATTAATGCGTTTAATAATATATTATGGCTTAATAGAGATAGTGCTAATGTAGTTATAGTATATGGAGACGAACTTCTAGATAGTATAGAAAATAAGAATTATCATAGAACTTACTTAAGTAATAATAATCTAAGTATAAAATTAGATTACTCTGAAAATAGAATAAATGATACTAAAAAAATATGTGGAGCTATAGCTAAGATGCGTAAAAGTAGTGATTTAGTGCATATAGCTACAAATGCAATAAGTGTTCAATATATTAATACGATCACTAGTGGAGATTTAATCAGCTTATTAGATACGTTTAATCCAGATATAGTAACTCAAATAATAGTTCCTAAAAGTATATATCACGATATTATCAGCGATATTTATAATAGGATATATTGCAACGAAGACATATTTATAAAGATGTTTAGAAATTATTATTTAAAGATGCCATATATCCATATAGTTAATAACGGTAAAGATACTTCATATGTATTCTTAGATGCTATGACTTGTGTTACAGTTACCAATATACATTACATTAGTAGTGTAGGACATAAAATGGTAGTATCTGTAGATATGAATGTAGTAAATGGAAGATATGCTGGAACTAACTTATATAACGTTATATTAGATTTTAATTCATATATATGGAACTTCAATCCAGATAAACATATTATAGACCCAGATACTGTTAATATGGCTTTAGTTAATTATGCGTTAAACGAAGAAAACATTTGGGATGCTGCATTATGTCAAGTAGTTCCTTTCCCTATATGTACATATGAGACAGCTAAATACGTGGATGCTGTTAATACTCATGCGTTTATAGAAACATTAGAATGTAATGATATAAACAAACCAGCTAAAGATTTATATCAAGTATTCTGCAAAACTAAACAAAATATATATGTATATCAATCAGACGTGTTTAGTTACATATAAGAAGTGCATTGATTTTTTGTCTGCACATATTTGTGTATTGATTTTTGTCTACACATGTTTATATAAACTCTACTACTACAAGTATCACCTCCCGTCTGATTGATATTAAAAAAAAATAACCCTCATTTAGAGGGCTATTTAAACTATCCTACAGATACTACCGCATTAGTAGCATCATGTATTATAGTATATTCATTTTTGAATAATCCTGTAACAATCTCATTGATGCTAGGATGATCAACGATGTTGTACAGTTCTGGATTATCCAGAAATGATTTAAGAGCTATATCAGTACCTAAAAACTTTTGGTCTGAGGCTCTTTGAAATATGATAGATGCTTTATTGTGCATTAAACTATCGTATTTCTTTAGAAGTAATTCATGTACTTCTTTGATACTCATGGCTATCACCTCCTTTCAATTAAGTGGTGAAGTCGTAATTAAATGTAAACCGGGTACTCACAATACCCGGAATGCATTTATTTACGACTTTTATATTAATCAGAAACACACTCAAACATCTTAGATATATCATTCAATAACTCTAAGATATATAGTATATGAGGCATTAAGTATCCTATATTTATACCTTCTGCTTTTTTAGAATCTACCATATTTATAAGTTTACAAACTGAGTCAAGTTTATTCTCACCTTCGATATTAAATATATCGGCACTTTTGTAAAAATCTAATATTTTATGATAATTCTCATCAATAGGTTCTGGATTTAAACTTAGTGGAGCTGTTAATATCATTAAGTTTATTTTATACTCTTTATCATACTTCTTTATAAGCCCTATCACACTATCTTTATTTATGTTTTCTATATTCATAAACTTCCTCCTTCTTCTTGCACATCAGTGTACATAATTTTCTAATATTCACGTCTCATTCTTCTGAATTCCATTTCTTCCCAGTCATAGCCTCATAATCTTCAGGGTCACTGAAGTCTTCTTGAGTGAATTCTTTCTTCTCTTCCTCAATATATTCAGCTATTTCACGATAGGTATTTTCTTCTATTAATGATTCAGATATAATAACCATTTCTAAAGAAGTGATACATTTTTCTCTAAATGATACAGTTCTATCTTCTATTATTTTAAGACAGCTATTTTTAAATTCGTCATAATCTATATCATCTAGGATTCTTCCTTCAGCTATAGCAAGCAATTCATCATGTATCCTTTCTAATTCATCATATTCAAACTTATTTTCTAATGCGTATGATGCAAAATATAAGTTATAATTCACCATCCACACATCTCTATCTTTTTTAAATACTGGTATTTTTTTAAGGCAATTTTCCATTATCATCCTCTCCTTTTATATAAATTACATATTTATTAATGTTGTGTGTATATTCTGGTATTACTATTAATCTAAACATAGTTAATAATCTACTATAAAGCTCTCTGTTTCCTTTTATAGTAATAGTTCCACCTCTTCCATCATGATATATACTTTGTAATAAACCTACGATATGGTCTGGAACTATATTCGTAGTGTCTATTTCGTGTTCACGTAATATACCAAGTATTCTTAAAGAGAACTCTCTTAATATGCTGTAATATATATTAAAATAAGAGATTCCTTCAGGAAGAACTCCATTATAAAGTATTTTTAAACTTTCAGTAGCAGCATCTTTTGGATTTCCTAATACTTTTAAGTAATAGCTATATTTAGATGATAGTATGTCTACTGCTTCTGATTTTACTGCATTCATTTGAGCATCTTCTGTAATATCATCCCAAACTTTAATATGAGCATCTTTAAGTTCTTTGCATAATAAAGTACCATACTTATCAATTTCGCTTATGTATGATTTTATTAGAAGTTTCGTATCAAGGTCCGGTTCTGTCTGTTTAATTAAAACCAATTTCCCATCTCTATATTCTGTTCTCATAATACCTCCTATCTTTCTACGAACGCATGTACTCCTATAACTCTGTTATCAGCATCTCTAACAGCATGTAACGAATTAGGGAATACTAAATCTGTTCTTTCTGGTAATAGATTAAATACTACTTGAGAAACGATGTAAACGATACCTTCTTCTGGTGCTGGTATGTCTATAGATACTGATTTCTGTTTATTATAAATGTGCATATCATTAGTTCCTCTTTCAAACTCTGTATACACTCTTACAAGTGTAGACGATGGTTTCATTACGATAACTTCATCTCTTTTTAAATAATGAAATACGATATCATGTGGAGTACAGTTTATAAATCTCTTCCCTTCTAATTCATATTCCATTATAATAGAACCTTCATTTTCATTTTGAAACTCTTCTAAATTATATGTAGTTACGTTATAAGGAATATCTGTACAAGGTATTACTCTTTGCTCTCCAGAGTAGCACATTATAGGATTCGGGTCATTTATAATACTTTTAACATAAGTTTTATTTTTGTTTTTCATAAGTTTAACGTAGCTAATAAAATCCTCTACGTTTTCAGGTGTGATGTCCATGTTTGTTTTTAGATTATTATAATTTATACTTGCTTTCATTATTTTTCATCCTCCTCTTCTGATGCTTGTAACTCATTTAATATCATACTTAAAAGAAGCATTTCGTTAGAGCTAAACTCTAACGAAACTTTTATATCACCTAATTCTAATTCCATTTTACCATTCATATCTTTTTACCTCCTCTTAATTAGCCATTTCAGGCTCTTCAGTTTCAAATCCCCATAAATCTATAAAAGTATTACAATATTCAATTCCAGCTACTGTTTTATCATCAAGTAATGCTATACTCTTTAATAAATCTCCGATAGCTGATAATCTATTATAAAATTCATTATCAATATTCAACCAATCTCCATCTACATCTAGCATAGTACTGCATAGTAATCCGCTTTCAGAGTCTTCTTCAGTAACATCTGTAAACCATAATACTTTACGTAATTTTAAGTCTAAGACTTCTGGAGCTGCTGTTTTAAGCAATTCATACATTCCAGTTTCACTACATTCTCCTATTAATAAATCAGCCTTATCACTATCTAATATCTTAGCGTGTACTGCTGTATTAAGTGCACTATTTATAATATTAGCATAATGTTTACCTAATGCTACTAATACTTCAGCTAGTTTAGATTTATTTTCAAGTCTGTCTATTTTATCAAGAGCACATTCTCCATTATCCTTTAATATATTATAATATATTAAGTCAGCTTGTTTAAGAATATCTCCTAATGTAAATTCTATCGAAGTATCTACATCTATATCGAATTTCTCTTTTATTTTATTCTTTATACGCTCATCATGTTTGCTATCTTTTATCAAGATATCTTTTAGTGTATAAGCATTATCTGTAGCAGCATATAACATCATACCAAGAACTTCAAACATTTCTAAGTATATCTTTGGTAATATTAGATTTACTCCACTAAACTTTATTAAACCATCTAATTTTCTGAAAGCAGTAACTACGCTTTGAGATGCTCCTGCACTGAATCTTAAATCTTTAGAACTGCTAAGTTCTTCATAATATGTTTCAATATTCTCATCCAAACTAGCTATTTCATTAATGGCGTCAGATGCATCTTCAATTATATCATATGCAATTCTTCTATCATCTTCAGATAAATCTTTTAATGTATCATCTATATCAGCTGCTGTATATGTTAGAAATGCACATACTGTATGTACGATAGTTTCTGAATTTAAATTAGATGAATCAGATATCTTTTTATCATAGTTTATTCCTACCATATCCATATAATCACATATAGTTCTGATAGTAGTGTCAGCATACATCATGTTATCAACGTAATAGCTTAATTCATTGAATGGTACGCTGTCTCTATTCATATCTATAACATTTCTCGTTTTATTAGTATTCTTTTTAGTTTTTATTTTCTTACTCATATAAATCCCCTTTCAATTTTAACATAGTTCTAATTTCTTTTAAAATTTTTCCAACAGATTTTGAGCTTTCTCTTATGATTTCAGGAAATCTCAATTTTAAAATACTTATATAAACATCATACAAATACACTCCTTCATATATAACATGAGGAGCTAATCCATACACACTATTGACAGCTTCTTTATAAATAAACCAAGCCATCTCTAGCTCTCTTGCTTCTCTATCCATACAGTAAATGAAAGTATTGATATCTTCCTTTGTATTTAATATGTTTGTAAGCATGCTTATTGGTCTTTCATTTTCAATCGGAGCTCTACTTAATATCTTCATGTAAGTATATACGAATATATAACTAGCAAGCTCTCTATATAAGCATTCTTTAACATACTTATCACCCAAAAGATTAAAATTTCCTTCAGCACGCAATTCATTTAACATAGCCAAACTATTGCGTGCTAATAAGATTTCATCATGCTCTTCATTTACACATTCTATTAATGTTATATATGTAGTCTCACAAGGGTCTAGCGATATATATCTCATAGAATGTGGATAGTTCTTGCAAACTATATCTGTTATTTTTTCTAAATCTACAACACCTCCTTTTTCAATTACTCCAGAAAAAATACGTTCCATCATAAGATGGACTTGTTCCTTGAATTTCTTCATTCAAATACCTCCTTTATAATATTTGAAACAGTGTAATATATATAATTATCTGTTTCATAAAATACATCATGTTTGTACGGATAAAAGGCGTAATTAAATGGGATACCCCTCACTAAAAAAAATGAGGGGTAGTCCTATTAAACATTTGTTAAGTTTCCTAAGATATTTACTTTTCTTAAGTCCAATACAGAGTTTAATACAGTGTTAGCAGATAATCCAAATAAAGCAGTATCTTCACAGATGAAAGCTTTATATTTAGCTAGATATTCTTCTCCTAATTCTTTTACTCTGATGTTTCTATCGTCTATAACAGAAACGTGGAATTGGAATTGTAACTCAACTATTTGTGGAGATGTAGCATCCGCGTTGAAGTTCGATAATTGTGCTGATTTTGGCACCATCAAGAACCATAATGCAACATAGTCACATTTAGTAAGAGTTTTATTCGGCTTAATGTATAACATACCAGCACTGTGAGACCAGTTATTGAAGTCTTCTTCTAGTCCGTTATATGTAGCTACTCTTGTTTGTTCGTCAGATATAGCGTTCATCCAGTGTCTAGTTTGTTTTGTCATAAAGTATCCAGAAAGTTCAGCAGGTACTCTTAAACTAATTTCATTAGTAGGAGTTTCTATTGTAGTGAATAGAGGTGTACTAAAGAATTGAGTTTTATAAGTAGCATTTTGAATGTTGAAAGATATATCTTGTATACCGTCTACTGATGTAGCAGTTTGACAGATATAGTTCCAATATCCTTTAAATGACTTAGAAAGCATAGCACCATTTTTTACATCTGTATATATTTCTGGATAGTATGTAGGAAGAAGTAAGAACATTGATTTATCTACTTGCGTAAGTCCAATCATGTTATCTTTTGAGTGATCCATGAATTCACAAGATATCAATGATTTTCTTCCATTTGCACTTGGTTTTAGCCAGTGTTGCACGTACAAGCTGTCATTACTTATAACTTCTTGTGCTAAAACCCCTGATTGTAGGTTTGCAGCTGTAGCCATTATTCATCATCCTCCTTATGATACTAATGTTCCAGTAGATTTATTCATAACCATGTTTACTCTATTATGTCTAGAATATTCATGTCCAGTAACAGATACTGTGAATAATACTACCTTCTTGCTAACTTCGTTTTCGTGTTTACTTACTTCTACAGTAACTATAACTTTTCCTTCAAAGTGTCTAGCAGGTATAGATATAAGTTTATCCACAGCTTTCTTCATCTTATCTAAAGTATCTTTTGTAGTATTAACTATTCTATGGTCTCTAGCGTAGTTATATACTATATTAGACATTCTATTAAAGTGAATACAGCTTCCAACGTTCTTCATATTAGAATCAAACTTAGGAAGATATCCTAAATCTTCTCCTAAAGCATAATATCCAGTACTTCTTAATGTATAATACATTATACATTGCTCTACTAGCTTAGTTTTAATATCGTCATCTTCTGGTATACAGAATCCTGTTCCAGTTGCACCTGATAATATTAAGCTGTAGTCTTCAGAAGCAAAGCTCTTTGGTGTATGAGTTGATAAGTATGCATATAAAGAACCACCTTTTCCTAAGTATTCATACCATGCATTAAATCTTGTTTGTCCTCCAGTAGTTTGGTCGTTAAACATCCAAGAACCGATGCATGGGTGCATATTGTAGTTTTTAACAGAATCATCAAAGAAAGCAGCCCATTCGTTTAAAGCTTCAGAAGCTGTTCTAATTCTGTTTTGTGGTGTTCTTATGAAAGTCCAGTCAGGTCTAGTCTTATCTTTATGGATAGTAGTTTCGTCGTATCTTACTAAATCTGCTATTATGTTTTGTAATTCATTAGAATAGTCATCTCCGAATACTATACAGTCTTTTATCAAGGCAGTATCATATATAGCAGTATCTATTTTACCTGTAAATACGTCTTTTAACATTTCGTCCCATACTTTGTAGTTTTTAATAACTTCTCCAGTAGTTCCTACTTTGTAGTTTATTAATTCATCCATATCGAAGTCACCATCATCAAGTACTTCTTGAAGTTGTCCAAAGCTTCCTCCGAAGAATTGAAGTTTTTCAGGACAAGATAATACTTTAAGTGCAGGTGTAGGTCTAGAAGTAACTACCCATTCTCCAGTAGAAGTATTTCTAGTCTTTTCTACAAGTCTAGTAATATTCCAGTTAGATAATGGAGTTTCATCTACTTTAGGGTTAGATACAACTGGTTTCTTAAATTTATTTGCTATATCATCGTATCCTTTAAAGAATAAATCAAAGTTAGCTTTAGAAAGTTCTACTGCCGCAGGTCCTTCAACGTCGGCAAGTAAATTTCCATCTACAGCGGCCATAGCATCTTTAACTTTTTTCTTTAAGATTTCCATTGATTTAGAAACTACTCCTTCTAATTCATTAGAAACTTTTCTAGATATGATATATGATTCAAATGTTTGAACTTCATTTGTTAATGAGAAAGATACTTTACAGCTGTTGATAGCTCTGTCTCTGAAGTTGTAGTTGAATGATTTACCAATACTGTAATAGAATGGTGTGAAATCAAATTGGTGTTCTTCAGTAGCATCGTTTTCTCTAATTATACAGTTATAATATGGATATCTATTATCTAATCTATCTGTTTTGGCAGTTATATTAGCATAGAATTTATTTCCATATGTTCCAGCTCCTCTATAACAAAGTCCAAATAATGGATATTGAATAGATTTAACGTCAGATAAGTTATTTAAAACTTCTCTATATGCTTTCTTTCTAGTTTCATCTGGGTGAGTAGATAAATAAGTTTCTATTTCAGAAGAAGTTACCATAGGTTTTTTAACACCAGATACGTTCTTTCCTCCATATAAAGATATCTTTTGTCCATCTGCCTCTTTATCTAATTCTCCCTCAAAGCTTCCGTCTAATGTAAGTCCAGATATATGACAAGAGTCAAATCCGAATTCGTACATTGGAACTTCTACTTCTTTTACATCTCCATCATTAACAGCTATAGGTTTAAGCTGTTCAGTTATTTCATCCTTGCTATATCCAAAGTAATATCCTTGTTTAGTAGGTTCAGATGGGTCTGTATTTTTGTACCAGTACAATTTTTGCTTTTTAGGACTAGATAAATCATCTTCATCACTATTTGCTTTTTTATTATATACTGGGTCAAGTACTAACGCAACATATGCATTTGGATATGTAGAGTCGTTAGTTCTCATATTAACATACCCTAAGTTAAATCCTGATTGAACAGCAGCTAATGCCCATGTTCCCATAGGACCATATTTTAAAGTATTCATAGTACCATTTAATTTAACAAACTTATTCAATGTGTCGTTACCTTCTAGGTAAATAGCTTCACCTGTTATTCCTTTTGGAGAAAAGAATGGTTGAAACACAGAATAATTTCCAGCATCTATTTCTTCTTCAGCAACTCTAGAGTTATCTGTAAAAGTATATACAGTCGAACTAAATGGTAGAGCATTGTAAGGTCCAGTTCTCATGAATTGAGGCACCTTACTTGAACGCATTCCTCTTATAGACATATGCATTTCCTCCTTTTACGTAATTTTTTTACTAATAGTATTTTTAATTAAAAATATTATCCAGATTGACATTATTTAAAAATGCTAAAAAAATAATCCTTTAGTATATACTACCACGAACGTATATACTAAGTCTTTATTTGTCTAGAAAAATTAAACAACATCTTAGACAGATGCATTGTTTTATACGGAAAAATGAGACAAAGAAGACGTGTTTAATATCAAATATAGGAGGTTATATTTATGACTAAATTTGTATGTCAACCGGTAAATGACTACATTAAAAAACAGGTAGAGAATGGAGGAAGAGAAATAGATATGTTCTCTAACTTTGCTCATCTAACTAATAATACTAAAATATTAGTATTGGATAGTATTATAGACCACGCTAAGGATGTATTCGGGCCTTACAGTGGTGTATATGGGGAAACTATTTTCGATTTTAATAACTTAGCAGAGGGAGAATTCGTTGCTGAAAACTGTAACTATGTGAAGACATCTGATGGTGCTTCTTTCTTTAGTAGAATTAACTTTGGTACTAGATATGGAGTTACTATTCTAAAAAGTATACAACAACAAACTAAATACTTAAGTGGATTCAGCGATAATACTTCTAGAGACGGAACTACTTCGTTAGCAATGATGGGTGCTCTTACTGCTAAAAACTTTTTAATATACGACGACACTCATAAAGTAGAAATTCCAAAGAACATCAGAGCTCTTATTAAAGACGTTCTTGGATATACTGCTACATCTATGATGAAGAAAGAAGCTATTCAAGTATATAATCCTGAAAAAAGAGAATATGTTAAGGATGAAAACTTAGATGGATTTGAATGGACTTTAAATGCTGTTAATACTACTGTAGGAAACACTCCTGGGTTTAGAGAAGCTTTTGGTAGTGTAATGAAAGATGCTGTAGAAAAAGGATTCGATATTACTTCTACTTATGTACAAAAACCAGAAAGAAGAATAGGAAATTATAAAATAGATATAGAAGTAGAAGCTGGAATTAAAATGAAGATTTCTGCTTTAACTCAAACTAAGATAGAACCATTCAAAGATAATATTGGACATATATTTATATTAAGTGGATTTATTGCAGACCATAATGCTAAACTATTTAAAAATATGTTTACTGAATGGATTAAGAATATATGTAAAGCTACTGATGAAAATGGAGGACTTATCTATAGTAAATATAATAAGAACTATAAAGGATTCCCATTAATATTAGTAAGTAGAGTTCCAAACTCTTTAGAAGACTTCTATAAAGAAATAACTCTAAATGGATTTACATTCTCTGTAAATGCTGGAGGAAAGAATGTACAAGAAACTATTCGTCCTATGATAATGCTTGCTCACGATATAGACGTAGGTAAATTATATTATCAAGACTGTACTGATGTGTATAGTGAAATAGTAGTAGATTTAAATGCTATTAATGCTAAAATGAATTCTTTAAGAAGTATTCCATTAGAAATGAATGAAAATGGAGTAATTCCTAGTACTGTATTAGAACCAGGGAAAACTAGAGAAGTATTCACTATGCTTCCAGTAATAAACGGAGGTAAAGTATATTTAGACAGATGTGAATATGCTTATAACGAAGATGTTGCTGATAAAGAAGTAGGAGAAAAACATTCATTCGTTTACGATGAAAGTAAATTTAAATTACGTACAAGTTTCGATGGAAACACTTTCTTAATGAGTTCTGATGATGAAGAACTTGTAGAAAGAATGAAACTTAAAAGAGAAAGCTTATTCAATATGAAGAAGAATATGTCTGATACTGCTGGATTTGATAATAACATAGATAATAGAATTAACTATATGAGTGGTATTTCTCTAAAGCCAGTTATATATGTAAGAACTGAAGATGAGTTCCATAATATAGTAAATCTATTAGACGATGCTCTTGGAGTATTTATATCTGTACATGTTCATGGTATTATGCCTGGTGCTAATAGCTGGATATTAAAAAGAATAACAGACTTAAGAGAAAATACTTTTAAAGAAGCGAATAGAGTAATATCTAAAGTAGTTCAAAATAAAGACTTATTAGAAAGATATGTAAGCTATGCTATAGATTGTATTGATATGATGTATAATGCATATGCACTTGCATATAATTATATAGATAGAGAAAATGCTGGAGAAAGACTTGAAGCTTATAGAACAGGAAAAGTTCCATTTAATGCTGTATATAATGTTATAACTGGTGTATATGACCAAAGTATACTAGAAGCTGCTAGAACTACTTCAGATGTGTTTATCGGAAGTCTTTACGTAGGATTTGATATTGTAGATTTAAAGAGAATAAGAGTTACAAACTACAATGAATGGTTAGAAGTTACAAATAAGAATAAAGAAAATAATTATCATAAATTAAATGCGGACATTGTTAAAGGAGAAGATAAATAATGACTAGAGAAGAAATGAAATATATATGCCTAAGAAGAAATCAATTTATAGTAAATATGGCTCAATTTGTAGCTAGTGATGTAGACCCAATTAAATTAGCAGAATCTTCAGACGTTGCTCAAACTAAACTTGGAGAAGTTATAGAAAGAATTCAATCTGCAGGAGGAGATAATCTTAGAGTATTAGACCTTACAAATGTAGATAATATTGCTAATGAAGAATTATTTACAGAAGATTATGACCAACTTATAAACTTTATCAATGTAAGTAAAGAAAATATAAAGACTTTACAAGCATTAGATATAGATGTAAATGATATGAGTTTTAAAGATGTATCTATGCATTGTAATAACCTAAGTAAAGTTCCTGTTACATTAGCTGGAGTTCTTATGAATACTATATTAAATGAGAACGCTTCTGATGATATTACTTTCTTATATGTAAATGCTATTGCAAATATATGTGCTGAAAGAATGAACAGAGAAAGATTCTTAATGGAACATGATTTAATTCCGCCTGGAAAAACTGCTAATGATGTAACTGAAGCTTATACTGAAGCATATGGAGAATGGATTATGAATGAAGCTTTCCGTATATTAATGGCATTAAAAGCTAATCCATTAGCTCAAATAGTTATTTATCCAGAATGGCTAGAAGAATTCAAACAAGAAATAAGAGATTTATTACCAGTGACAGCTAACTTAGAATGGTTAACAGAAATGCCATTTGAACATGTAGGAAAAGACCCATTTATTAAAAATGTACAAGCTACATTAAATGCTTTAGAGGGACTTACTAATGATGATAGAAGAAATCTATATGCTGCTATATGGGAAAAGGTTGCTATGTTAGGAGATAAAAACTCTGTAGGACAAATGGCTCTTGATAGTGTAGGAAATAAAGCTAATATCGTATGTGCTGTAAACTTACCAGAAGCTACTGCTCATATTATGTATATGGCTTCTAATGACTTATATGATAAAGATGGAACTATTCAAGATACTACTAGATACTTAATGGACATGCTTGGAGATATAATGGAAAAATTAGATATCCCATATGGAGATTACACTGCTGGTAGAATATTGTCAACATTTGTATTAGCTTGTCCATTTGCTATAGTTTCTAGCATGAACTTAAAAGCTCAAGACCAAGTGTTTATGAATGTAGCTCAAAACTTATCTGTTATACTACAAGATATATTACAATCTAAATTAGCAGAAATAATGGAAAAGAAACAAGCGGAAGAAGCTGCTAAGAAAGGAGACCAAGATGGAAACGCCTAAAGACGAAGTACTGTATACAGAAGCTGATATAATAGAACCAAATAAAGAAGAAGACTTAGGAGATAAACCATTTAATGGATTTAAATATCCTAATCATGCTTTAGAAGAAGATACTGTTACAGTTGAAATGCCTAGAGGATTAGGTAAAACAGAAGATATATTACCACCACCAGCTGAAAAGGAAAGTGATTATAATCACTTTTCTAGTAAAGAAGAAGAGCCAGCTGAGATGATTAATTTACACGATATCTTAGTAGAGTTAAGTAAAGATTATACTCTTGATAACTTGAATTATCCCCCAATTAAATTAAATATGCTTAGAGCAATCGGAGTTATTAAGAATATCTCTTTAGATAATAAAGAAGAGATAGTTATGAATGATGATGATTGGAAGAGATTCTATAATAATATGACTTCGTATGTAAACTATATAAATAAAGGTTTAGATGACGTAAAGGCTATTATAAAAGCTAAACAAGCTGAATTTAATATGGCTAAGACTAAGCTTCATGGTCAACACGAAGATGTTAAAGTTATAGAAGATACAATCGGACCTATAGAAACAGAAATAGTAAACTTAAAAGAAAGAGAAGAAAAGCTTTCTAAAGAACTATTCTCTATGAAGAGTCTTAAGACACAAGTATTTGCTAGAGAAAAGAAATTCAATAGAATGTTTGCTCACGTTCAAAGAACTCTTACTCTTGCTGTATTACTTAAAGAAAGAATTAATGGTAAAACAGAAATATTATATACTTTCTGTGAAGAACATGATGAAGATACTAAGCAAAAGTTAGCTGGATATTTAGATGCTATCATAAATGATGATTATCTTTTAAAAGATGTAGAAGAGAAGGATTTAGCTGATGATTATAAACATCTTACAGAAAACAGTCTTGATGAACAAATGGAACAAGCTGGATACTTCAGACAACTTGCTACTTCTACTATGTTTAAATTAGCAGAAATGTTTAATTGGAGTATAGTAGTTCCAGATGGAGTTAAAGAGCAAAATAATGATGGTAAATCAGAAAACAAGCAACTTACTGAAACAGAAAGAGAAAATCTTATGATAGGTCAAATATCTAAAAAGCTTATGAACGTAGTAAATGGAACTGCTCCTGAATCTAAGAAGTTTACTAAAGAAGATAAAAATAAGATATACGACTTTATTAAGTTTACAGATATCTTTATAGGATATGGAATGGAAAACTTAGTAAACTCTTCTACAGGTATAGTTGAAGAATTTAAGAAAGCTGCTGTACAAGCTAAGATACCAAAAATTAACTTACTTGCAGATATAGCTTTTAAAGATATGGATAGAATAGATAATTATAAACATAGACTTATGGCTGCATTGCTATTCAGTGTATGTAAATTGGATACATTACCGATAATTTTCTATATGATATAAACGCAAATAAATGCATTGCTCCCTTTTTATAGGGAGCTTTGTATTTATTTACGACTAAAAAAAAGAGAGAATGTCTCTCTTTTAAAATGTATGTAATACATTTGTTACTACTTTATTTCCACTATCATTCTTTAATACTATTAACGATAATGTTTGTATTAATGGACTTAATAACTGTTCGTATTCAGATACTATATCATCACTTATAAGTTCTCCGTCATATATAGAAAGTATCTCAGGCATTTTATCTATATCTGTAGGTACTCCTAATCTATCTATATATTTAATCATATACTTATTTACATTATCTTCAAACTTAGATTCAAATGAAAATATATTCTTAAGTTCTTTATTCAACGCTTTATTATCTCCATAATAATACATATTAAAATATTTCATAAGGTCTTCTTTAACTTCCAAGAAGTTAATCTTATCTTTATATTTCGATATAATCCCAAATATATTATTCTTTATTCTGGTACATTCTTCAGAACAAGCTATAATAGCATCTTTCTTACTTTCATATGCAGTTCTACACTTATTTGCAAATCCATATAAGAATAAATCAAATGAGACATCGTAAAACGCGTTATAAAGCTCATTATAATCATTCTTGATACTTTCTATCAGATTATCTGTAAGAGCTAATTTAACCACTCCAAACACTCCAGGAACCTCTATCTCAATATTCGGATAAAGTCTTTGCCATAATCTCATAGCTTTAAGTCTAGATTCTCCATATGCAAGAGTAGACGGGTCTTTTACTTTTACTAATGTTTTACCATTCTTCATAAAGTCAAGAGATGTTACGTACTCTTTTATTTCTTTAACGTCTCTCTTTATAATCTTAAATAAAGTAGCATAATCTAATTCATCATATGGAACTATTATCTTATTCTCTACTATATCTGCTACTTTATGTGCCATGAATTTATTACTGTCTGATTTCTTATATTTAACTCCACGTGTTTCCATTTCATCTCTTACTAAGAAGTCGTGTACTATTGAAGTAAATATATAATTCTTTTTAAATATAGTAAGCTGACAGTTTTCCATTATAAGTTCACACTCTAAGTCTATCATAGGAATAAACTGTTCGTCTACACCAACGTTTCTACTATATAGTTTAAATCCGTGTTGTATTGCACTTACATACCAAGAACATGCTAATAATGGTAAAAATATTTCTTTAAAGGACTTATCTTTCTTCTTATCTCCAATTATATCTGCATACTTTTTAAGTAAATAATCCTTTTCATGAGATAATACCGTAACGTTACTATCTGTATCCATAAGAGCTATCTTCTTACGTTTTATAGACCTTACTACATATTCCATATTTTCTTGATATTCTCCATTAATATAATCCCCATCATAATAATAAAATCCATAACACACATCAATAAGCATATTATTAATAGTCTTTAAATCAGCTTTAGTAAGTGGATGCTTATTAGGATTACATAAATGTCCTCCGTCTATTTCTTGTATAAGATTATTATTATCCATAGCTGTCTTTATAACTTTTTCTACTAAATCACTTATTTCTGGTATTTGTAAACTATCTAATAAATTATTCTTATAATATAATACATTACGTTGATTTTGTGTCATATTATCTATTCTGTTTGTTAATAATGTTTTTGCATAATATCCATCGTAATGTTCTCCTAAAAGGCTTCTAAGGCACATATCCGTGGTTTTAACTCCTAAGCTATATCTTTTATTAAGTTCATCGCAATCTTCGCTTAAAACGTGTTCTATGAGCTTTAAATGAGCATTTACGATATAGAAGTTAAATCCTCCTCCATATAACTCTGTAATACAAGATGAAACTCCTATTACATTACGACCAGCTGTAGTAACGCTATCAGCCACGTCTGTATTATATAGAAAGCTTGCGATGTATCCAAATAATCCATATAAAGAGTTTATAAATATTTTAGTACGTTGTTCCATACCTTTATATATAGTAGCTGTAATCTTATCTCCAAGGTCTGTATAATGGTTCTTAAGCTTTTTAAACTCTTGTCTGATAGCCATCTTATTTATTATTTCTTTACCTATAACAGATTGCTTCTTATTATATTTCCAAAATAATACACCATTCTCTTGAAGTATAAAGTTTGCTATACTTAAATAATAGAAATCAGTTGTACTAAACGTCGTATTTTTAAAATTCATTGAGTTATAAACATTAAGTTCACTATCCATAAAGTATTGGTCGAATAGTCTACATACTGTTTCTTTATCTATACATAAATGATTGATGACTGCATTAGTCCAATCTTCTTTAAATCTTTCTCTATATTTGCTATTCATTTTGTCTACCTCCTTTAATATATCTAAATATATATAGTTTATTAAAACGTAAATAAAAGAGATGATGCACCTGGGTGTTCCTTTAAAGAGTGTAGTGAGTTCTCTTTAAGCCCAGATGCATCTAGTTTGTTTGGTTCTTCATTGAATTTAATATTTAATTGAATTAATGCATATAGTGATTAAACACTTATACAAGTACTTCCTTATAAAGAATATCTATTGAAAGATACTCTATAATGGTCTGATAGGAATTGAATCCCACGTGTTAAATTAATTGTTATAATTCGTATAAGCCTATTTCTAGTATGAAATTGCCACATAACATACTGAAACGACTCACATAAGAATTTTAAAAACATTTCAGAATTTTTATTCGATTTGTCCTTAATGTGTATAATATCCAAGTATATTAATACATTATATAAGTATTATTACATCGAATTAATTCTATATATTCTCATATGTTTAGATTATGTATTCAAAAGATAGTTGTGGGGAATTATAATGGTTGATAACACTCTGTGCTTACTTTTATTTCTACTATATATGGAATGTAATTTTATATTATTTATACAAATTTTAAATATTTTATCGTCATTCCACTTCTATCTTTCTTTTCTTACACTTAACGCAACTATATTATATTATTTCACGTGCGTATACTAAATTCATATAATAGTTATATAGTCTTAATCACAGACTCATAAAGTATTATAATAACTATCAATATATCAGATATTTGAAATCATTGACATTATTTTTGTTCAGTTTTTGTTTCAACAGAAGTGCTTCTAACGACATGTTCAAAAGGATTTATATCTTTATATTTAAGCATAAAATAACAGAATGTTAAATAAATAATAACTTTCCATATTTTAATCATTATTCTTCATTTTCCTCTTCGTTATTTTCTTCCTCTTCTTCATTATCGTCTTTTTTCTTCTTCTTTTCTTCGTCTTCGTCCTCTTCTTCAAGTTCCATCGCAATAGCAACGTTTTTCTTTTGTTTAGCTTCTTTGACTACATTGAATAAGATATCTTGTATTATTTGGTCATCTCCAGCTACTTTCTCTAAAAGTATCTTCTTAGCTTCTTCTGCTACTAGAGCATATTCATCGTTATTTCCATATAGATTATCCATAACATTTCCATATGTGTCGAATAAATCCATAATTTCTTTAGCTTGTTCAGAACGTTTTTGCGTATTAGATTTATTAATAGGCGGTGCTACCCACTCTACTGTTATATCACTATAAGATGGGTCTCTAAGTCTAAGTAATCTTGTAGCTAATTCCGATGATGGTCTTATTTTATTGGCTCTACAAGTTATAATTTGAAGTAACTTCATTTCATTCATTTCAAATAGATTTCTTGCAAATTCAACGCTTCCATCTATAGAATTAAATAAAGCACTATTATATCCTACTATATCTGTAGCTTGTTGTATCCATTGTTGAATACGTGTATCATCAAGTTCTGGTTGTGGTATACTTATAGTATTTATATTTATACCTTGTGTACTTTCTGGCTTTTGAACATATATAATTTTATGTCCTAAGTCATAGTTATTAAGAGTAAGGTCTCTAAGTCTACTACGTGTTATACGTATATCATTAAACTGGTCCATAATAGGATTTGTACCTTCTTCTCCTTGTATTTCAGAAAGTCCTTGTGGAAGTTCTATAAAAGACATTCCTTTACTGTCTATAAGTAAATAAGATAAGTATGCTTCATTTCCTAATATAGCTGCATTTGCTGGAACTAAAGCCATATTAAATCTACTTTCTCCCAAACCTAATTTACCATTTCTTTTAAATATAAGTTCTTCAGCTGGTATAAATATAACTCTAGATAAATTGAATCCGTTCTGTCTATCCATACTATTTAAATTCATAGTAGTAGATACTTCATTTTCTTTTAATAACTTTTGTATTGTAAGCAATACATCAGCATTATTCTTTATAAACTTAGTATCCATATTGGCTTCTACTAATGGTTTTATTATATCTGAGAATATAAGTCTTCCTATAGTTTCTTCTTGAGTTTCTACATTAATACCAAATGCAGTTGTATCTGAAGTTCCCACCATATTACTATTCATAAGCTGTCTAAGTCCCATATAATGTTCCACGTCTTGATGAGTAAATTCTATATAGAATGTTCCTAAGAACTTATTTCCTACTATCAATGGAATACAACGTGTGTTATCTAAATATTCTACAGACTCTCCAGTAATAGTATCAAACATCTTTTCTATACGTCCTAAACTTATACCATCTTTAGCTATCTTCTTTTCTACAGATTTATAAACACCTGTTTCTTTATTAAGATTAGATGGCTGAGGTCCTTGATGAACAGTATCTATTCCTGAAGCTTCCATACTGTATTCTTTAAACTTATCGAATCTATTACTATAAATATCATCAAAGTTTATAGTATCTGTATCTAAATACATGAAGTTATCTACAGATTCTGTTCCAAGCATTTCCACTTCTTTATTCATTTTAGCTATCTTTTCAGCCACTACTTTCATAGTACCTGTACTGTATCCTCCTATTTCAAATGTGAAATATGAACCAGGAAATATAGTATTATTAGAAATTTTATCAGTAGTATTATATACTGGTCTAGCTCTGTTCTCAGCATTTCTTCTAACAAAGTCAGCAAAGCTTTCATTAGAATACCCATATTCATTTAATTCAAATTCAGATGTATATGTCTTTGGATTAAATCTTTCCATACTATAGACACAACCAGATTTAGTTATTCTATCTAATACTCTACTGTCTATTAATCTAGCTAGTGGTTTATTCTTAATATTAAGTGGAAGTCCTGTATGATTTTCTATATTAATAATTTTATTTACTTGTGCTAAATCGTATCTTCCATCCCCAGGTTCTATAGTACGAACAGGAGCATTTGCATCGTTTTTATTTTCTTTCTTAGCTTTAACTTGTTTAAGTACATATTTAATATACATCTCTTTAGCTATTTTTCTATTAGAAACTACTCTTACAAGACTGTATCCATCTTTCCAGCTTGTATATTCTGTTTGATAATCTATATCATTAAATGATGATACGTCTGATGATATACGTTCGTAACTTTTAGGATTAAGAATATTATTCATTCTAGTTACAAGCTTTTCATCTGTTATTTCAACTCCTCCTTCTTTCCAGAAACGGAATCTTTTAACGTTTTCTTGCTCTGCTCCTCTATATGTTCCATTACAAACATCATCTATAAATATAGTAGCACTTTGCTTTAATACTGGTAGATTTTCTTCTAAGTAATTATTATATTTAGCTTGAAGTATCTTTGTATATAATCCAGTAGGTATACCGGATACTATATTACCCATTCTTTCTTCTAATGTACTACTTATAACGTCTGTATAAGATTGCTGTTTAGAAGTTTTACCAGCTAATTTAAATATAGAAGAATCTGAGTTTGGTCTTAGTACTGCCACATTTGTAAGAGATAAATCTTCAGTATCTATTTTTTTATATAAAGACGGAGATAAACTAATTAAGTCTTGCTCTAGTTTACTACTCCCCGTTCTTACATCTTGAAGTAAACTTTGTATCTTATTAACTTTACTATCTTTTGGATTAGTTCTTTTATTAACAGCATTTATTTGCTTTGATATTCCTACGATTTCTTCTCTAGGAATCGGTGCAGGCGGTTCTGGTTTAGATACCATATTGGGATTTTCGCCAGAATTTTTTCCAAGGTCGAACGTACCTACTGCTAATTCTGTTTTTTCTTTTTTCTTCTTAGCCATCATTAACTCCTTTCATATATTGTTTATACGATATTATTGTCTGGTTAGAGACTAAAAAAAAAGAAAAGGGTACGCTGATACGCACCCTTATAACTTATTATTTTTCTTCAAGTTCTACTTCAACAGACGATACATTCTTTATATATTCATAAAGTCCTCTATGTTTTTGTAATTCTTTGTTAAGAGATGCTCCTGTAGCTAATTGATATATAGCGTCTCTGTCATCTTGCATAACATTATCAAATATACAAGTAAGAATTCCCTCTTCATCTTTATCATCTATCTTATCTACTCTCATAGAGAATATTTCATCTCCTCCTCTAAACGCTACAACATATAAGTCTGTAACTAATATCATAGCATCTTGTATCAAAGATAATACGTGTCCGTCATCATCTGAACCTAGTATATGTAATTTTAATTCGTATTTCATTATTCCTCCTTATATTGCTATTTCAAAATCTATTTTAGGGCCATGCTTATAATTTAAAACTTCTACCATTTCTGGTTTAAAATCCCATATAGATTCTGGATAATTAATTTTAAGTGTCGCATCTGGAAATAGTTCATCATTGTCAACTTGATTTAATAATTTTTCTTCATGTCTATCATAATAATGAAGATTTGATATCATTACTATCATATCTGCTGGTTCTACTTTACATTCATGAGCTATAAGCTTATGTAATACTTGGAATTGGAATATATTAAATGGAAGTCCAAGTGCTACATCAGAACTTCTTATGTTAAGTTGCATATAAAGTTTTCCATCCAATACATTAAATATAACATTATAACAGCAAGGTGTAAGTGCCATTTCATGAAGTTTATCTACGTCCCATAGATTTATCATAACTCTTCTACTATTAGGGTCTTTCTTAAGAGTTTCTACTACATATTCAAGTTGATTCTTATATCCAAATGTAGGAACATTTATAGCGGCTCCATAAGCAGGTCCTATACTTCCGTCTTCTTTGATCCATTCGTCCCACACGTGAACGTTCATATCTTGTAAATCTTTTACTTTATTTGATTGCATTATATAAATCCAATACATTTCTTTTACGGCTGCTTTCCAAGCTACATGCTTAGTGGTAAGTAAGAAAGCATCGTCTCTACTATTATCTAGTTTAAAGAATACTCCAGCTACTGCTTTATAAGTAGCTGGAGTTCCGTCTGCGTATTTAGTTCTTACATTGGTATCAGTCCATATACCATTATAATAAATAGTGTCTACAAGTGCTTTATATGCACTATCCCAATACGGGTATTCAGTATATTCCATATATTCCTCCTTATTAAAATGACTCCATAGGTTTACAATGAGCTATTAAATCATTAACTCCATCATCTTCAGGTGTTGATAAATGGTCAAGTGGTGTATCATCATCTTCCTCATCATCCATAAGCGTAAATACCATAGTTTCTAACGCTTTTATCTTACTTTCTAATGATTCTATCTTATCATTTAAACTATCTATCATAAAATCAACAGCATCTTCAAATTTCATTACGTCCATTTCTGCTGCTGTATTTGTAACATGTTCAGTTTCGATTGGTGTAAACTTATAATAATTACTTCCAATTTTCATCATATATAAACCATCTATTTTGATAGATTTTATTAACGGTTTTTGATTCTTGTTTTTATCCATATTAGAGAAACTCCTTTACATATTTTCTTTTAATAGCTGGTATATCTTTATGCTCAAGCTCTTTTATCTTGGCTTCCAACTGTGCATTACGTACAGCTAGTTTATCATTAAGCATAGTGAATGTATCAATCTTACTGTTAAGTTCTCCTATTTTACTTTCTAGAGAATCTATTTTAAATTTAAGCTCATCTACTTCAGTCAATGGTTCTATCTCTATCATATCTGCTTCTCTATTATGAAATTTAGCTACAGCTTTATAACGTTTTCCAAATACTGTTATAATCTCTTGCTTCATAAATCCTCCTTATCAGCTTCCTTTTTATCTTTATCTTCATCCTTTGTAAGTATAAGTTTAAGCCATTGTGTGGCTTTATCTGGGTCTGGCTTATATCTTTTATCAAATTCTACAGATGACGAGTTTGCTTGAAATGGGTATACTCTATGCATAATATTCTCCTTTCTAACCAAATAGTATAAGCACTTTATATTTTGTCATACCAAATAATCCGTCTTCGACACTTAATATCTTTATATCTGTTGCTGCGATAGGATGTTCACTGCTCAACACTGCATTTATTCTACGTTCTAATACATCGTTAAGTTTATATAAAGCATCTTCTTTGCTTATTTCTATATCTACTATACGAACGTAACTCATATTAATCCTCCATATCTCTTGGATAAACCACTTCTTCTTCACCAGGATTATCCAAATATTCAAATATAAGTATAGCTGTAACCATATCTTCTCCAGCATTGCTTGCCTTATAATTCATAAACACTCTTGTTATATTCTTAAGTTTTCCTCTATCAGCCTCTTGATATATAATATCATTTATCTGTTCTTCTATTTGTAACTCTATAGGTGTTATATGAAATGGTTCTGTCTTTCTACATGAAATAACTCTAACATATTCAGACGGTCTTCTTCTTTTAGATTCTTTCTTATGAGCTAATATCTTTTTACCCTCTGTTATAAGTCCTGTTGCTACTACTTTTGCTAATACTGGATCCATATTTATTTCTCCTTTTCTTCTGTTATACCAAGATATTCTTTTACTGCATCTCCATTTTCTTTCCATTCTTTAGCTAATTCTCCATCTGGATGTGTTATACATTCTAAAATTTCATCTTCATGTTCGACCATAAATTGATTAACCATAGCTAATATTAATTTATTCATAATCTTTTCCTCCTATTTTATTTGAAGTTTCTCTGGCAATATTTCTTCTCTCATATCTCCAAAGTCTTTGCTAGCTTTATTATACACCAGATATATTTCTTTAAATACATCTTTACCCAATGTTTTATTTAATCTATAGAATAAATTATCATAAAACTTTTTATCATACGTATATTTATTATTTCCTAAACTGATATCACTATCTGCAAATATTATGAGATATTTGATAGTCTCTATATGTTTTGTATAATAATCACATATCTCATTGAATATCGCTTGAGCTCCTCCTGTAGCTATATAGATAGCTTTATCTATTACAGCATATTTAGAGTATATATTTATTAAATCAAATACTCCTTCAGCTATTACCATATATTCTGGACTATCGTTATCTCCTAAAGTATATGGTTCTGTATTACCTACTGAGAATTTAAGCTTTATATTTGAAGCGTGAATATCTCTGTAGAAAAACATATTATAGTTTTGAGTAGCGAAAGTAATATTATACTTATTCTCTCTTATTTTAGTCTCTTCAAATCTCATATGAGTTTCCACGTCATCATAAGTTTCATATATAGCTTTATATATATTCGGAATTATTCTATATGTTTCAATAGCCTCATAATCTGGATATATATTAGTTCTAGCTTCAAAATAATCAGCTTGGTCTTTAGATAAAGCGTAATCTGATATGACTAAGGGTACTGTAGACCCTATATCTTTTTCTGATTTAGCATTATAAGATATAGAGTCTTCCAGTAAACATTTGATAGCTTCCATATTCGTAAATCCGAAGCTAAGGAAATCAGCTTTAGTGATATATCTCTTTATAGTGCAAGATATACGGAAACATTTTAAGAATGGTAAGTTTCCCTCTTTCATTAATATATAAAGTGAACGTCTTTTATGATGTGGACATTCATTACATATTCTATCTCCGTCTATCTTTATCCATCCTGTATAATATCCTCCTTTACCTCTAAGCTCTGTTCTAACAAAGTCTAGAAATAAATTAAAGCTTTGTTTTAAATCCATTTTCAACCTCTTTCATACATTCTTCTAGTATAGGACGTTCATATTCATTAGCATCTCTATCTCTAGGTTCTTCTGCATTTAAGTCTTCTACTTCATACTTATCTGGATATAATAAATTACGTATTCTAGATGGGTTAAGCATAAAGCTATAGAAGTCTAGCATAACTCCTAAGTCTGGATATATTGTATATTCTTCTCTAACGTATACTGGAGCTATCTTAAAGAACTCTTGAAGATTTACATCTCCTATATTTAATTCTTTTAATGTTTCATCTACATTCTTCTCATCAAACATGCAGCTGATAGTAGGTGTCATTATCATACATTGTGCGACTTCGTGCATAAATGATAATTCTTTACTTCTTATTACTCTTTCATAGAATAGTAATAATATAAACTTAGAGAATACTCCTAATTGGTCTAGATATATTCTACTATCTCCAGTAAGAGCTAATAATATTTTTGTAAGTATGAATTGATTTAAAGCATGGTCTTTAGATAATGAGAATAGTCCTAAGATAGATACATCTATACTTTTCTCTTTATCTAATGTTTTCAATGCTTTAAGAGCCTCTTCAAACACTTTTATAGTAGTTGATTTACATGCTTCATACATAAATTTCTTTTTATCATAATATAAAGCATGTTCTTTATGTACAAAACTATCATCTGAAGATACATCTTGCATAAAGTCTGGTAAGTTTATATTAGCTAATGTTGCTTTTGCATCTTGACGTTTCATTATTTTCATAGTAGTAGTACGGATATATCCTACTAAGTTTTTATTTACAAGTGCAAATTCTGTCCAGTCTTTATCTATAGTCCAATATACAGTAGACGTATCTACATCTTCAGATGTCTTATATTTTGGATTATTCATATCTATAAGAGATGGTACATATTTTCTCAATGAAGAGAATACTCTTACCATACTAGATAATGAAAGTTTTACTACGTCTCTTCCTACTTCTTCAAACTTTATTTGGAATGAGTTATTTTGTTTATTCCAATCTCTTCTATAAAGTTCATACATAAAGTTTACTATATGATTATGCTCTATGTCTATATCAAAGCCATCTGGATATTCAAAATAATGTTCAGAAGCTTTTATTATTTTATAGATAATAGTATCTATATGTTCTGCAAGTATTTCTTCAAACTTTTTATCTCCACGTATTTGATTTAATAATACGTATGCAAGTTTTATAAATACAGATAAAGTGTGTATTATAGCACAATCTGTATTACGAAGAGTTATTTCTGTAGTAGCTTCTGATTCATCTATATCTATTTTAGAACATGCTTTTACATATCTACAGATATATTCTATTATATGGTCATCTATAGCTATATATTTAGATATAAGATATTCTCTATTTATCTTATAGTTTTCTATATTATCTACCAAATGATTCTTTATATCTTGGTTTATATAAAGAATCTTCATAAACATATAGTGTCCAATTTCTTCATATATATCATTATCGTTATGATAATAATATTCTAAGAAGTGGTTTAAACCCTCTGCCATTTTAGCAAGTGTATCTACTTTAAGCTGTGAGTTATTAAATAAAAGTCCTATTTGTCCATTAGAACAAAATCCCATAGCTTTATTAATTCTTACAAACTGATACTTTCTTATAATATCCGAATTATTCATCTTCTAACTCCTCTTCTTTTATACCGTATTTATCTAATAATGCTTTCAATTCTTGATTAGCTTTTTCCATACTTTGTAGCACTAGATGTCCCAACATTGGTTTAATCGTATTATAGCACTGTCTAACATACAGTTTATACTGTGATATATCGTCAACTTGCAATGCATCTACTGGAAGTCCTGGTGTTAATAATACATTAAATGAGACTTCTTTATCCCAATTAGTATGTTTATTATACTTATCAGCTATTTTAAATCCTTGCTCAAGCTGGTCATATTCAAAATCAGTTATTACATTATCATTATAATTATAATAGACATTCTTAAGGTCTATACACAACTGATTAACACGAATAAGTAAATCCTTAATTTCATTATCATTTAATACTTTCGGTTTAAATTTTTGAGTTTCTGCCATTATTTTCAATTCTACCTCCTATTTATATATAATATATCAGTTGATAAGAAATCATTACTGAACTCTCCTATCTGTACTATAGTTGCACTATCTATAGTACTACTGATGTTGTGACTGATACAACATATCTGGTCTATATCTAATTTGCTCATTATAGATACCACGATATTATTAAATTGCTTTCTTCTATCCACATCTAAATTTGCATCTATTTCATCAAGACATAATATATTATATCCTAATAAATGTAATATAGACGCATTTAATAATAAACTTATTAAACAAGTTTCTCCAGCTGATAACATAGATGCATCTGGAACAGTAGTATCTTCTACTGTACAAGGTATTACTATAGTTGTATTATCTATAATTATTTCTACTTGAATAGGAATATTATTTTCAGATAATATTTCATTTGTGATATCTTGTATAAACTTAAGGTTATTATCTAATAAAAGTATTGGAATATGTTTTTCTATTATTTCTTTACATCTTCCAATAATCTCTTTATCATTCATAAATCCCACAAGTTCTTTAGAAGTATGCTCTATCTCTTCCTTCTTTATTTCTAAGATAGTATTATTCCTCTTTATAATTTCTATACTTTCTGTTATGTTAGTTCTTTCATTTTTAAGAGCTTCCATTTTTAAATGATACTCTTTCTTTCTTTTATCTATGTTAGTTATATCTTGAATTAACTTATTCAGCTCTGATACATTATAAGATTTATATTTATCAGGAATATTTAATTCATCTATATTATAAGATAATATATTATGATATTCTTTTATCTCTAATGATAAGTTATTTAATACACTCTCTACTTCGTCCATAGAATGAGTTACAGACTTAAATCCACTACTAACTTCTTCTATCATCTTTTCTTTATCAGCTATATCTTCATTTCTACTATTATAATCATTCCAGTTATCAGATATAACTTCTATAAGATTAAGCACATATGCTACATTACTACCTAATATATTATCCACAAGTCTATCTTTTATTAATTCTTTTAAATCACTATTAATTACTTGGTCATATAGTGGACTTACTTGATATAATATCTTTAAATCTCTATTAGTTTCATTCAGTAAGTTTTTATAGCTTTCATATCTATCTTTATTTTTTTCTATAAAATTCTTACTTTTAACTTTTTGTACATATAAATCACAAGTATTACAGTTATCATCAAAGTTTACTTTATACTCTTTATTATCAGACATCTCTAAATTTCTTTCGTATACAACTATGAAGTCTGTATACTCTCTGACATTATGTTCTAACTCTTTTATAGACTCACTAATATTAGATACTTTAGTATTTACCGTATCTATCTTTTCTAATATATTTACTATTATCTTTAGATTAGATATTATCTTATCTATACTATATCTATCAAGCATAGTTACAGTTGATAATAATGAGCTTTCTAAAGAGTCATTTATCATTTTAGCTGTATTCAATGCTTTTACTAATACATCTTTTTGAATTACTAAAGCATTATTAGATATAATATCAGCTTTAATACCATTATATTTATCATACTTATCAGTTAATCCATCTATAGATGATTTAGCTTTAATATGTCTCTCTAGTAAGCTATTATAATCGTTAGCACCTACATTAGAAAGAGTTTGTACTAATTTAGATATATCTGGTAGTATGTTTGTATCTAGCTCAAATAAGTCATTCTCAGAACGTTTAATGTTATTTATGCTCTCATCTATATCAGATATTCTACTTTCTAAGTTTGCTATATTTTCTTTATTATTATTTATCTTTATAACTATTTCTTCTATAGTTCCATATTGAGCTAAGTCTGTTTGTTTCTTCTTACTAATAGTTACTAATGCATTTTGATTAGAAGATATAACTGATACGTTCTTTTTCATTTTATCTACCAAAGTCATATCAACAGTACTTTCTAATACTTTTCTTCTATTAGTAGGAGTACCTGTAATTCCATTTGATTTAAATGAAATAAATCCTATGTCAAATATATCTGAATTATATTTAAGATGTTCAAATACAAGTCTTTTAAATGTATCTACATTTCCAGTAGGATTTAGTTCCTCTCTAATTCCATTCTCTATTCTATTCAAATAAGATTTACATTTATGAGTATTATTATGAGCTGTATATTCATGTATAGTCTCATATATAACTCCATTAACATCATATACGATTTTCTTATATCCAGATTTGTCAGGAACTACAGGATATGCTTTACTATATCTATCAGAACTACCATAAGGATGTAGTGATGAAAGCAGGAATGACTTCCCGCTTCCATTTAGACCCACAATAGATATAATAGAATTATTCCAATTTTGTTTAAAGTCTTTAAATTTTATGTGGTTAATGAATTCTATCTCTATTATTTTCACGTTGTTACCTCCATTTAAAATTTATATTTTCTATCAAATAGAGGTGCAAACCATCTATCATCAAATAGCTCATCTGTTTCAGACTCAAGCATAGCTATTATTTTAATAGCTTTACCATATGTAGGTTGCAAACATGCTTCTGTATATCTTCCAACGAATGTAGGATTTCTTGATTTTAAGTTTGTTGACACTTCTCTACTACATAATGTTAATTGATTATGAATTGATGCTCTTAGGTTTTTAAAATCCCAGTATAAATCTTCAATAGTTCTGTCAGATTTCTTTAGTAGAAGTTTGTCATTAAACTTACATTCTACTAATTCTCTTAAATTATATCTCACAGTCATAATAGGAAATGCCATGCAATCTACATCGTGGTCATCGTATACCCTATATTGATATATTACGTCATCTAGGTATTCTATACTATCAGTTATAAATTTCTTAGCTTTATTTATACGTCCTTCACCTTTGTATATAATATTTACTGCTTTATTTAATTCTACTAATATATTACTTGATGTAAGTGGTTTCATATTCTCCCTCTCTTTCCAATCCATTTAGACTTTTTAGAATGTCTGTATTTATATATACGCTTATATGTCTTTATATTAACTTTTCCAAACTGTTTATGTAATGGTTTACCTAGCTTTGCATCATGTATATATGTTGCCCATTTATTTAACATACATATTACATCGTCTACAGTATGTTTATATCCATCATCTAACAGGGCGTGCATATCTTCCACCTCTTTTTCTAATAATATTTTTTAAACAGTGTATCCTTTGTTCATTAAGCCACTCAACATATGTAATAACGAACTCTAAATCAAGAGCATCTAACTCTTTAAGCAATCTTATCTTTTTAGTAACACTAGCATTAGTATTATTATACCACGCCCATACTATTCTAGTTGCATAACCATAATCATCATGTCTAATATCTATTAATTTAGCTAAACTCATCTTTATCACTCCTATTCAATATCAATACTATTTTCAAGTTCTGTTAATTCTTTCTCAAAGTCAGTAATACTTTCTATTTTCTTATCAGAAGTATCAGCAACTTCTTTATTTTTTAACGGAATTCCAAACAAAGACATCCAGAAATATTTATCAAATAAAAAGAACTTATTAGCTCCATATTCTTTTATAGACTCTTCTATATACTCATTCATATTATTACTCATGATTATCACTCCTAGTGCTTTCTACGAATTCTACGTTTTAACATTTTAGCTATCTTACTTATCTCATCATCTATATTTGTATCTAATACTTCTGGATACATTGTGTATAAATTTAAAGTTAATGACTTAAATAGATTAACTTTTTTAGTTACACTCATGTTTAATTCAAAAACTACATCATATATTTTATTATATGCAGCCATTATCTTTTTTCTATTTACATAATAATCATAAAATCTAGATGTCTCCATCGCAAATATGGCATAGTCTTCTATCGGACGTACACTATAATTTGATTTAGAGCCTCTTCCTGCATTTTCTGCATTACTCATCTACTTTCACCTCATATTCCTCTCTATAAATAAATCTATCCGCCCAACATTGTAAAATGTTTGCGTTACCTTGTATTCCTGATGTTTTAGGACTTTTTACAGTATGGCTATCTATAACTCCATAATTAACTCCTAAATATCTATATCTTTCATGGTCTTGTACTGGCTTTGACTTTACACCTTTCTTACTACTATTTGAAGTATCTACATCAAATAACTTCTTTTTATATGAAACCATCTTAAATATATCTATTGGGTTACTATTATCATTAGTCATCATAATATCGCTATTAGACGCCATAGTTTTAAATAATTGCATTCCACGAGGATGAACAGATGTCTCTGCATTACTTCCTCCTCTATATCCAGACTTAGTCATATCTGTAATCTTCAGTAATTCATTTTCTAAATGGCTGTAGAATGAATAATGTGTTTTCCCATCATATCCCATTATAAGCTTATATAATAAGTCTACAGTAATCGTATTTCTATTTACTGTAAATGGTTGGTCTTTCTTGATAAGATTTACACCCTCAATAGGTTCCATATCATCTTCATCATCAGCCAATATATCTTCTAAGTCTTCGCTATAATCCATATTATTACGTTGCTCATCAAGATACATTTGCTTTTTTCTTTCAAATCCAGCATCATCCATCTTTTGTATATACTTTATTATAGATGGTACTTTATTCTTAAATTTAGTTCTTACTAGATTTATTTCCATCAAATACATTTCATACGTATTTAACATTATTTCTCTAGTGCTTTCAGATATATCCGATTCCAGTATCTTCTTTACTAAAGCTTTAGCCTCACTCTCTTCAAATACTTCTAGTGGGTTTATATATTGCTCTCCAAAGAACTTGATATAGAATATGTCTTTATTATATCCATTTTTAATATAACGTCCTACTGAGAAATGTGCTGTCCATTTTTGGAATTTCTTTTTAGCACGTTGTTTAAATATAAATTTTATTTGTCCATAGATAGTCTTATTATGATAATAAGTTTCTCCTAAAAGAGGTCTTCTATCTTGTCCATTAATATTATAATATCCTGTACGTTCTGGTATAGGCATTAATATAGTTACTGGCTTATTTGCCAATAATGTTTCTTCGTTCTTAAGCTTAGTCATATCATAACTATGAAGTGTAAGCTGTTTTTCAAAGAAATCTAATACCTTTGGTACAGGTGTCCATCCAGCAAATTCCCCTATAAAATTTCCTGCGTCATCTCTTTTAAGCTTTTGCAACGTATTATAAAGTTGTGCACCAGCTCTTGCAGTAGTACTGTTAATAGGAGATACAGCAAACATACAACGATAAATCTTTACATTATTTGGATATAACGATGCGTATACATCTGAAGCTGGTTTGTATATATCGTCATCGTCATTTGTAAGAAGTATCGTATTCTGTATTACTAATTCGCTATACGGAACCTCTTTATATGCTACTAAAACACCTTCATAAATAGAAGACGTGTAGCAATCAGTAAATATGTCTTTAAACATAGCATTCCAGAAATCTCTGTCTTTAGTTTTCAGAAGTTCTTCATTTAGAAATCCTGTGAACTGGAAGCTATTAAACCATTTACTGTAAATCTTTTGTACTTCACTTACTTCTCTTTTAAATTTCATTTTCTTTTCCTCCTTTTTAAAATTAGTTGTAACTGCATAATATATATAGTTATACCTATATTAAAACAGATGATTGTAAAAAAAAATGGAGACAATAACGTCTCCATTTATAAATATTATAGACCAGCTAAAAGTGGATTGAATATAACTCCTCTTCTAACTGTTATACCACTGTTACCTAAAGTTACTTTTTCATTAAGAACTTCAGTCACGACTTTCTTACCTGCTTCTTTTACTTCTTTTCTTAATTTTTCAGCTTCTTCTTCAGCTTGTTTTAATGCAGCTAATTTAAGTTGATAATCAGCTTCTACTTCAGACATCTCAACCGCCTCTACACCGTCAATAGCTCCTACAGGAACTTCTCCAGTTGCAGCTATATTATTAATGGCATCTTCAACAATCCCTTCCATAATTCTACCACTTTCTCCAGTTAATGCTTTAACAATCTCTGCTTTCATTTCTGGTGAAAGTTTATTTAAAAGTTCAATAGTCCCTTGTGCAGTTTTCCCAAACTCAGCTTTTTCTTTTCTTGTTATCATATTATTACTCTCCTTTTTTATTAAAATATTCTGTATTTAATCTTTCTATTTCTTCAGAGTCTTCGATATTATTTTTATCTGTAAAGATATCTATAACATCTTTTCTTGACATTAAACTTACTATTCCATACATATCATTGATTATATATTCATTATCCAATATTTCAGTTATATAGAATATCAAGCCTGTTTCACCCACTACTGCTAAATCTACCAATGGTGGTATTTCTTTAAATGCTTCTTTTCTCATAAGATTTATTAATTTATTGTATTTAGTAAATCTTATATCATAATCTTCTCCAGGTTCTAATAATTCATGTTCTATAACATCTAGTATAGTAAGAATATCTTCAATTCTACCAACGTTTTCACATAACTCATCATCAGGAGTATTATTTAATTCATCTAATAATTCTTTAGCTTTACTCATATTAATCATCCTTTCATTTTTAAATGTAATACCCCCTCTATAATAGAGGGGTTAATAATTAAACTATATTATCATGTTTTACAACTCTGACAACTTCACCAGATAATTGAATGTCATTGATATATTGTGTTTGACCTCCATTTATCTCAATACCTTTATGTACGATATCTATACCAGAACCTGATGTAAATACAGTACTTCCAAATGGTTTATACATATGATTGCTGCTGTAGTTCCAGCTAGGTAATAGCATTGCATATCCATATACTGTTTGACCAGGATATTGATTTATAAATGTTGCCATAGCTAATTGATAGTCATGTAGTGCATTATCAATAGCTGTTCCTAATATTTCTATCGGACTTCTATTAGCTGCCTTTATCATGTTATTTCCTACTGATGAAGTTATTGTTATTTGATTATCAAACATAGTTTTAACTTCTGTGTCAGTCATGATGTCGACCTGTGTGCTTGGGTCTTGATTAAATGTCATTAACTTTGCATTAACTTCATCGTAACTTCCTATAAATAATACAGGAATACAAGCAACTAAAGATATGTCTTTTATTACTCCAGCACAGAAATAATAATTACCATTTTGTTTTATCTGAGTTTGTACAAACACTCTTTGTAATCCCCAGCTATCAACTCCAGACATTTTAGCTCTTTCTCCAAGAGCTTTATATAGACATACTATAAGTGTTAAGTCGTTCATTATTTATTCCCTCCTATCATTCCTTTAAATGTGTTATACAATTCTGCCACTGGTGTGCTGCTAATGACTTCTTTAAACTTCTTTGATTTAGTTTCAGAAGCCATGTCATTTAATATCTTATTGAATTTACCAAGATTAATATTAGTAATCTTTTGTTTATTCATATAAGATATTGCAGCTCTAAGTAATTCATACATAGCATTATTTCCTACTCCAGCATACTTAGATTTAGCTCCAACATTTCCAACAGGTGCTACTGATGCAGTGTCTCTTGCTAAAATACTATCAACAGTTCTATCAAATCCAGCTGGGTTTGAAACTAGTAATTCTTTTAAAGCTCCATCTACTTTTTCAGTAAAGACTTTTATCACTGGTGACATATCTTTCTCTACTGAAAGCTTTCTATTATTTACTAAAGCTTTAATATGATTGATAGCTACATCTGAGTTTGGTGTATCTGGAAGCATTTCAATAATACTATTCAATACACTTTCACTACTTGCTAACTCTTTCATAGATACTTTATTTATATCTATACCAAATGGATTTGGAACTATTGTTTGCTCTACTACTGGTGTTCCTAATCCATACACATCTGGAGCTACTTGCATTGTTGGTTGTTGCACTCCTCCAAAATTTCCATTTCCATTGATTCCTAAATTTGCATTCATTTTCATAACTATTCCTCCTTTATATTCTCATCTTATCATCAAGATGTTCTTTGACTACTTTTTTAATTTCTGCTAATTGTTTTTCTAACTGGTCGATAACATTTAAAGCTGTTGTGTTCATATCGTCTACGTTATCTGTTTCTAAATCATTATCTTCCATCATATCTCTTAAATCACAAACTAGTTCTTCATATTTTTCATATCTTTCAGTTTCCTTTTGACATTGATTTATAAATAGTTCAATTTCTTTTACTAAGTTGTCGAAACTCGCTTCTTCGTGACGTACTAAGTTATCAGTGTCATCTAATATATATAATGTAATGCACCAGTTTCTGACACTAGAATGTTTCATATTATCACGAACTATATCTTCAAGTCCACGTCCAGCTGTTTGTAACTTTTTAATTTTGCTGTAAAATTGCCACTTGATATATTTAACTAATTCGCTGTGTGTCATATTTACAAACACTTCATCATCAAACTTATCATAGACACGATCATTTAAATATTTAAATCCTAAGTCAAAATCTGAACCCTGTTCAATGAATTTTATAAATTTTTCATCAGACATATCATGTAATGTTAATGCATACATATATGCATGTTTTAAATCAGAATGGAAATCAGATAAGTTCCAAATGTTTACATTCTTTTCTAATCTTTTTAATAAATCATCAGTATCAATTTTGTTAGTTTTGTCCATATTCTTTCCTCCTTGAAATATGCTTGCTTCTCATGTCAAGCGTAAACTTATTAATAATTTTTATAAAATCGGTTTCATCATAATCTTCCTGCGATACGACTTCACCGTTAGCCACTATACCTAATTTTAATAAAATATCTTTAAATAAAGTTCCATCTGTATTAGATTTTGAATTAAGTATAACATTTAATGGAACTGTATTAATAATACTATTTATACGTTTATACATCATATGTTTGAAGTAAACATATAAAGGTTGTGATGAGTCAACAGACCCATCACAAATCTTATTATATATAAATGATAATTCTTCTGCAAAATCTACCTTTTTAAGAGTAGCTCCTGTGCACCAGTGTACCCAGGAATCGTCAGAAATATCATTCAACCCCAAACAGAACTTGTATATACGTTGAAGCTCTAAATCTTCTCCTGTATTATATAATCTCATTCTCTCAAGAATTAAATCTCTTGAGACTGCCCTGTTTGTTAAGTCCATATTATACACCTCTCAATGTATTAAATAGTACTTGAATTTCTGCTTCATTAGTAACATTAACATATCTTGATAAAACTTCTCTAAATTGTACATAGTTATTACTATTAGATAAATCAGCATACATTTGATATCTTCCTAATACTAATGTCAATGCTCTTAAATATAACATAGCTACTAAGTGATTAATAACTACGTTCTTAAATGTGTTTGGTGCTTTTGAAGAAATATATGTCATTATTTCTTGAGCAAACGTACTATAGCCTTTGATATTCGCACCATTTACTACTGGAGCTTCCAATAATTCAGGCATTGAAGATATGATTATAGATGAACTTCTAGTCATATAGTTATTCCATATCTTAATCATATCAGCATCAGTAGTAATGTTTACTAAACCTCTTGTTCCATTTGTTATATCATTTCTTAAGTCCAATATATTATTAATATTTAGTGGACTAATTGGAACCCAAGTATATCCATGAACTAAGTTCATTATGTTAACTTGGAACATATGTTCTCTAATGTATTTATTGAACACATTTTGGTCAGCTTGTCCTACTGGGTCTTGTGCTTCTAATGAAGCTTTACCTGATACTATTGAAAGTGTGCAGTTTGGATTTGTACATCCGTATAACCCTCCTAAACTAGCCACTTTTTCATCTGACATTCCATTACCTAATAAGAATGGAGTGTATACCATTGTGTGTTGTCCGCATGCTGGACATAGTGGTTTATCATAAACTCCATTTGTTTTAAATAAAGGTATTACACTTCCCATATCAAATAATACTAGAGAATTAGAATGTGGATTAAATCCGTAGTTTCTTGGTTCTCTAGCTATCGAAACGTCTGATGCTACGAAATGGTTAGATATAATAGTCATTATTCTATTATATTCATTTGCATATCTAGGTGTTCTATTCACATATAATGGGAATGTATCAGCTGTAGATTTTTGTCCTCCTCTAGCTGCTGATTCTTTATTATGGAAATCTAGAAATGTCGCATCGTTATCGTAGTGATTTCCTATTTCTTGTTTAATAACAAATGGGTCTCCATCTTCAACTGACGCAAGAGCAAATAGAGTTAAATCTGTTCTAGTTAAAACACCTTCATTACAAAGTTCTACTAGTCTTTCAGAACATGCAACTTCATTGATATTATCTTGAATACCAATTAAGTCACAAGCTATCTTATAAACTGAATAACCTTGTGGGTCCATAACCACCAGTCTCTTTTGTCCTCCATAAACAGTGTACCCTTGGTTTGTTAAAAACTCTATTAATTTATTTCTTGTTTGGAAATTAATAGATGTTGATAACTCTCCTTCAAAACATTTTAATAAGTCTTTAATTTTTTGCATACTTTTCCTCCTTATAATTTTAAAATAATAATGATATAATATGTGACGAATTATATAATACGTCCAAATATATATAGTTATCCATTTTGTAAGATAACTATATACTTTCGACGTACTAGATGAATGATATTACGTCACTATTATTTACATCGAATACGTCTCTAAAGATACTACTTGGTAAAGTAATATTTATTGTAGGGTCTGCAGCCATACGTAAACCTACAGATTCCCTTACCTTTATTTCAGTATCTTTTATAACCAATCTATGATATGATAATAAAGCTTTAGCCATATTATAATCGTATCCACTTCTCATCATAGTCATATAATATTCTGGAAGTACACTTGGGTCAACTGGCTTTTCAAGTATACTATCAAGTGTTTCCTTCTTTACATTTGGAAGTAATTGTGATACAAAATTACTCATAGCATCTATATCATAATGTCCTACTGATAAGAATGCTGTCGCAGCTGGATTACATAGATAAGTATTCATATAATTTACTATATAATCATTTATCACTATACTGTCAGTAAGTTCTGGTACGAACTTATGTAATGCTGACATTATATGATAATCTGGAATAGCATATCCGCTACTAATTTCTGGAACCCATATATTTGCCAATGTATCTATTGTAAGGTCCATAGGTTTATTAGTGATATTTAGTATTCCAGATACTGCATATTTACTAGTAGTATTCTTCCAAATAGTATACATACTCTTAGCATCATCTGTAGTTATTTTAACATTAGGAAATCTTGCATTTAAATAACTTAAAAGTTCATCAAGAGTTCTTTTATAATTATCAAAATCCATAGACATACCTAGTGGTCCTACTACTAATTTCATATTTCCAGATTTAATAAGAGCATCATTTCTAGCACAAAGTTTACTCATACTATAATGAATTTCATTTTTATCTGAAATAGGGATTCTAGTATCCCCAGGATTAATCTGAGGATACCACTCCTTTATTGTAATTGGCTTTATACCATTTGTTATTATTACGTTATTCAATTCAATTAAACTTATGTACATATTCTCCTCCTTAGAAATAAACTACTGGTTGTGCTCCTCCAACAGTTCCTCCAAATACATTTTGATTTTGTGCATTAAGAGATGCTGATGTTACTGGTTGTACACCTGGTACACCTGATGGGAATGCTACTCCGACATTCATTAAAGCAGGGTCCATAGCAGATGTAGACGCAAATCCATTATATCCAGCTGTAAGTGGAGATGCTGGAGTATACATATTGTTATTTACAACTGGTGCTGGTGCACTATAAGCTGGAGCTTGGAAAGCTGGAGCTTGATATGTTGTATTAGTAGGTGTATAAACTCCTGGGTTATATCCACTATTATTAACTTGAGCAGGTCCTAATACTGGTTGAACTGCATTATAATTTGGTGCATTATAAGCTGGTGCCGCAAATGCATTTACCGCTGGTATCGCCATTGTATTATTTACTGCTGGTGCTTGATAATTATTATACGCTGGTGTATTATAATTATAAGCTGGTTGAGCGTAATTAGATACTGGTGCTACTACAGGATTATAAACTCCACTGTTAGTAACTTGAGCAGGTCTCAAGTTAACATTGTATGTAGGTTGAGACATATTATAATTAGCATATCCTTGAGTTTGAGTTGTTGCTCCTGCTAATTGAGCTGCTAAAGGATTAACTAAACCAGGATTATATCCTGTATTATTATATCCTGTATTATATCCTGCGAAATTATAAATACTTCCAGCTGCTGGTTGAGTATTATAATTATTATATCCTGGAGTATACATTCCTGGTGTATAACCACTATTTGTTATTTGAGCAGGTCCACTTGGTCTAGCAACTGATTGAGCTTGTACTTGAGCTTGTAAAGTTGCTATTTGAGCTTGTAATTGTTGAATAGTTTGTAATAAACTATTCACATCATACCCTGCTGGTTGTTGCATTGCTGGTTGAGCCACTGGTTGTACTGTTGGTTGTACACCTGACATTCCTGCTAAAGCACCTGCCGCTGCATTAAATCTGTTATCCACCATTCCTGTTCCAAATCCGTCCATTCCATTAATAGTTCTTGCTGTTTGCATATTTATTCCTCCTTGAAAATTAGTACTATTTGCTACTTCTACTCTAAACACGTTGTCGTGTGTTGAACATACTTTATATCTATAGTGTGCTGGGAAATTATTCCAGCTTCCTATTTGAAGTTGGTCTGTGTTTCCAAATTCAGATGGTCTTGGATATCCTCCCTTATCTGTTATTGCTTTCATTCTGGCATCTCTTATTAAAGACCATGCCGCTTGCATAAGTGGTATCCATACATTATTAACTATAAACACTCTACCATCTGCATACTTAACAGCCACTTCTTTATCATTTATATAAAACATTTCCTCATCTAACTTAAATTCAGGTAATCCCCATAGATATTGAGTACCAAATGAATAATCTTTATCTATGTTTGGGTCAATTCTATATTCAACTACTTGTGCACTAGGCATTCCTAAATTAGGATTTATAGCTGGTGCTGGTTGTTCTCCCATAATTGGTAATTTATCCTTTTGTCCCATTAATGTTTTCTTATCATTTTCAGCTGTATTTATATTAAATAAATTTGTAGCTGGTGCTTTCGGATTAATCGGAGCTGCTTGCTTTATAGTTGCATTTGGCATTACTACATTACCAGCTTCCTTCTTTAGTCCCCAAGGGTCTGATTCGCCCTTACCGATTTGAATACCAGCTGTCGGTCCAAAATTACTTTGAACTGCGGCTGCTGCTTTTTCTATTATGTCTTTATCCTGTACAGTTATCATTTCTTCTCCTCCTAAATCTTTTATTTCATTTATCACTGGTGTTTCCAGTGGATTTATCTTTTGCCCTTTTCTTGCATGAAGTCTTTCTAACATATTCACAGTATATTCTTTATTATCATATACAAATGTATACATTGGATGAGCTTCAAAATATTCTATTGCTAAACTAAGCCATGCTGATATATAAGTGTATTCTGACATCTTACTATTAATAAATCCTAAGAATGCCAAGTCTACCAATGTTTTATAAATCTTTGGTGTTATATTTGGTATCTTTTTACTTATCATATCATCAAGCTTAAATACTATATCTTTTGCCATTTTAACATTTGGGTATATTATTTCATCATAATTATATAATACTTCATATAATTCTGATATAAGTAATTCATTTGTACTTTCCCCAATTTGTTTTTCTTGCACTACGTCATCAAAGTCTAGTCCTGCTACTTTGAATATTACAGATAGTTGCGAAAGTTGTTCTTGGTTTAGTAATGTTCCCAATGCTAGTAATTGTGGACGGAGGTTGTCGACGGCCACTGACAGCTTATTCTGTAAATCTGTAAGAGTCGTAAGTCTGATGTCTCTGACTCTATCTAAATCAATTACAGATTTATCACTAGCTCTTTCTACCATTCCATGTTCATCACTATAGGCGTCTGCAAGTGCATCCTCCGGATAAACTTTCTCAGATGGTCGTTTAAACCATCTACTATGTCTTGGTAAATAGAATAATGCTTTTAGCTGTTCATCAGTCAAGAATAGATAATTATTATTATCTGCTAATGACTGTATTACATGTTCAAGTCTAGATTTGTCGATAGCCTTGATATTTGGGTCATTCTGAACTCTTTGAACTTCTTCTGCAAATTTCTCTAAGTCATCGTCCATAGCAATTCCTTTAACTCCTAGTTGACGTGCTTGTATGTCTGCGTATTCATTTTGAGATACATGTTCATACATCTCTCTTGCTTCTGGTGTAAGCTCAACATGATGTTCCATTTTAACATCTGTGTCAGACTTATCCACCAGCTTTTTATCTTCTGGTATTTCATCAAAGTCATGCTCTGTAATCCTTTCAACAGACAGAGGACTTTTAATATTTGTATCTCCATTTTCATGCACTATTGGAACTATTTCTGCCTCTTCGATAAATTTAATATGTTCATCTAAGAAACGTCCATTACGTTCTTCATATTCTTCTTCAGTCAAAGGCTCATCAAGATATCTTATAAACTTCTGATATATCTTCGCTCCAGGTGTTAAGTTTCTAGTGCATAAGTTAGAATAATCTTTGTCTACTGCTCTACAGGCATCTTCTATTTCATTAAAAAAGCCCATAGCTATATTGAACTTAATGAAATCGTCTAATGCGTCTTCACTTAAATCCAATATAGATGTTACGCCGTATGGTTCTAACGACCTCAATACGGCGTTTTGATTTGCTTCCGAAAGTTTAAATCCAGGAAATAGTTCATCTTTGCCATCTTCTGGTTCATGAATATTACTTATAGTTTTATATGGCTCTGTTCTATCCATACCCAGTTTCCAGTCTGGATGTCTTTTCCTAACTTTCTTTATATACTTTTTCTTTCTATTAGTATCAAAGTGTTCATCAAACACCCATCTTTCATAGAAAGAAGACTTTTCTAAATATTTCTGTTTAGCTTCTGGAGAAAGTTTCTCAACTTCTACATCTGGTAATAATAATTGAGCTTCTATCTCTTTTAAGCTATCGAATCTAAAGGCTGTGTCTTCCAGCCATTCTTTGAATTTATCCTCATCTAAAGATATGATAGCTTCATTCATATTCTACCTCCCTAATATCCTAAATGTAATATTGCATCAGCTAGGACCATTAGAGCTTCTCCAGATGCTGGACCAAATACAGTTGGGAATGCAGTTTGCATATAGTTTGCTACATTTTGAACTGTAACTGAAGTTCCTGGATTTGACATATATGTTGAAGTATATGCCAAGACATCTTGAATCTTAACAGCTTGTCCTTTAGCTAATACGTGTATGATATAATTATACACTACTTGACCAACTGTTCCATTATTTTTATTCAATGCGAATAATGCTGTATTAATTATAGTATTGTGATGTATGTCAAATGACATCGCATTACGTAAGTTAAAATCAGCATAATCTGCTAATACAAATCCGCATTGAGATAATAATTCTGATAAATTACTGTATCCCATAAATCCAAGTGCGTATGCTATTACTACACCTGTTTTATATGGTAATACATTTGTATTTGCAGCTAACTTAGTTGCATATACTAACTTATCATCTACTGTTAATTTGAATACAGTATTTGGATTACCTAACGCATCTTCAGCTAACATTAAATGAATATTATCTAAAGCTGTTTCTGGTAATCTAGTAGCTCCACTTACTAATGCACTATAGATAGGTAAGTGTGCAAATATAGATATTTCATTTATATATCTATTTATCATATCACCTACAGATAATGTTTGCGGTGCTGTTGCTACTTGTGCTGCTTGTACATTTCCTACTGCTACTGTAGGTCCTACTGCAGCTGTCGGTTGTTGTGGAGCTATAGTTAAAGCTGCTTTTGCCATATTACTTACTGAAGTTGCCAATGCAAAATAACTTTCCGTAATATTACAAAGTTTTAATGCCAATGCGTACGCCTTAGCGTCGTTTGCTTTAAGTATACCTAACATTCTTATCAAATCTTCATTAATCATTGGTTTAAGTAATTCTTTATCTTGTAATGAAGTTTGAATACTTCCCATTCTAGCTAATAGTCCAATTAAGAAATTTGGATTAGCTTGGTTTATTGTAGCTATATCCATTTCTGTAACAGAACCATCTGCATTATTTGGGAACATTTGAATATAGCTCATTCTATATAATTCTCTATTAAATGATATTAAATCTCTATCATTAGTAAAGTTATATAGATTGCTACATAAATCCCCCACGATATTCATAACATCTGGGTTTTGTGCTACAGCTAATTGAGTAGCATACGGTTTTGTGTTTGCTCTTTTATAGGCATCATTGACTAATGCAAACGAATAGTCGTACCTATTTCTGAACGCAGTCGGATTATAATAGTTATTTATGAACGTATCAAACGGAGTTGTAATTGTTCCATATAGTCCATCTCCTCCTGCTGGAACATGCTTTAGATGTTCCGAAATTCTCCCTCTTAAATCTAGTAATTGATTTCTTTCGACGTTAAACATTTTCTTTTCCTCCTTATAATTTTTTAAAGTAAAATTGTATAATAATACCTAAATATATATAGTTATAGATATGGTAACTATTCTATATAGATCTAAGCTTTTTATTTAATTCATCTTCTTCTAATTCAGTATCTAATACATATTCATCTAACGTAGTATTATTATCCATATTAAATGGTTCGTAACTCATGGTATTATCATCAGATAAATAGAACATTCTAATACTACGTCCGTAGTCATCTTCTCTTATTCTAAATTTATCTAAAGGCATAACCACATGTATTTCACTACTATTAGGTATAAGAGTTCTTACTGGTCCAGAATTACGAAGTCCTTTTGTATAATGAACATACATAGTTTCATTATCCATATCTCTTGGACTACGATTATATCTTGCTGTACCATCTCTATCTTTCTTAACTCCCATACTCATAAAGTTTTGATATGTGATTTGGTCTGTCTCTTCGTTTCTTTCTTCAATAGAAGTTTTATGACAGAATATCATAAGCTCTAATTCAGTAGAAAGAAGTTTAGAACCAGCTAATAATCCAGGACTAAAGTTAAGAACTGGGTCTACTTGTCTAGGCCATTTAGCACATTCTCCAATAATATTTCCTACTTCCCCAGATAATTGTGCCGCAGTCAATACAGGAACTGACTTGTGTACTGCTAAGTCTCTACATTCTTTTACTTTCTGTCTAAGTAATGCAGCTCCGTCTGCTCCTGTAGTTCCTAAATGCTGATGTTTACTACTATATACTTCAAGTCTATCTACGTAATCTATAAGTACCATTATAGGCATAAATCCTAAATTTACACAGTTATTAAATTCATCATCTACTTCATTAATAGTAGTATAATAGTCTCCAGTAAGTCTTTCTATATATACTATAGGAAGTTGAAGTCCGCTTTTCTTATTAGTTTCTAATACTAATCTTTCTATATCTTCATCAGTCATCCTTTTCATTTCTTCTTCATCTATAGATATTCCGCACCATTGTAAATGTCTTACCATAAGTTGCTTTCTTGTAAGCTCTAAGCTTATGTATAAAACACATGGCTTATATTCTTCATTTATAATATCACATCTATTACGTTTACTAGTATATAATGCAATATTTTGAAGTATCATTGATTTACCTGAACCAGTATATGCTCCGAATAATATACACGTTTTTCCTGTAAATCCTCCTCCGCAAAGCATATCTATTGCTGGGATAGTTTTAATTCTATGGGTAACTGCTTTACGCATATCTACTAATACTGGTGTTAAAGTTCCATGTGTAGTTTCTGCATCAGGGTCAATTATCAATACATTAGATGATGCAGAACCTATTTTAATCATATTTACTTGCTTATATAATTCATCAGACGCCTGCATAAATGTACGCATAGCATCTACTGTCTTTTTACTATTACTTGCATATTCTATAGTATTAAGACTATCTTGTAATGTCGTAACAGTATTTTCTACTTTACTTCTTACACTAATCGCATTGATAGTGTCTAATAAATCTTTTCTAAATGATGCAGTATAGAAACTATCGTCATTTATATTTACCTTTACTTCATCTGAAAATTCTGTTTGACTTATTTCATACATAACTTCATTTCTATCTATAATGTTTTCATCTAATACTTTAGATAAAACATGAAGTAAAAGTTGTATATCTTTATCTGTTTTATATTCTTGATTCATACTATTAATACATCTATTTGCAGCTGATACAAAAGCTCTATCTTTAACATCTTGTAAGATACAGTTTAATACAGCCACTATAAGTTCTTTTCTCATTCGTTATCTCCTTCTAAAATTCGTTTTAATATATCCTCAGGGATACTTTTATTATAAGTTTTTGTGTAAATATCTTTTAATAAATGTACTGCATCTTGAGTTTGTAATACTGTTTTATTAATTACATATTCTTTTTCAACTTTTACATTAGTTTTCTTTATATATTTAGCATTAATACTTTGCTTCCAAGTGTTATATTTGTTCTTCGTCTGGTCTTCATTATTAAGTATTACATTAAATATAACATTATCGTAGCTAGGTCTAATGCTATTTGCTATAAGAACGTCTAATGTATTTTTCGTAAAATCTAAATTTATATATTCGTGTTTTATTAAATAAGGATTTTCTATAGTTCTGTATTCATAACCATTACTATGTAAATCTATAAGTTTAAGTCCGTAATCTTTATTATGGTCGTGTCCTCTTTCATTTATTATTCTATTAGTATAATAAACATTCTTATTAGATATGCTACTATGAACATGACCTCCTACTACAAGATATTTCGCTTTATTTATAAAGTCATATTCACTTACAACTATAGAACGTCCCATATTAAACTTACTATCCACTTGATTTAAAGCTGGAATAGCAAAGTCCATCATACCGTGGAATATAACCACGTCTGATTTCGTGTGTTTATTTAAATCTTCTAAGAATAATTCATACTTTGGATAATATAATTCTGGTACTAATAATAAAGAAATTCCTTGTATTTCCATATTTGTCATTTTATCCACATATATAAACGTGTCAAGCATCTTATGTATATTCTCCATAATTCTTCCATCATGACTTGGAGTTCCTCTTAATACTATAAAACACGTATTATATTCTCTACATATTTTTGATATGTTTTCTATAAAGCTAACTAGATTAATAAACTCCTCTGTTTCTGCTCTTAGGTTAGCATCATCAGTAGTATCTCCAGCTATACAGAATATGTTTGGTCTATATGTTTTAATCGTATCCTCTATATAAGATAAGAGACACGGAATTAATTCCTTTTCTATTCTTTCAAAATGTAAATCTGCTGTAATTAAAATTCTTTTCATATTAAAATCTCCTTTACAAAGTTCGTTAAATACGGTATAATATATATAATTATCTGGTGAACAATTATACTTTAAGGAAAAAGACAATATAGTGTCGAAATATTTATTTTATAAGGGGTGTTTAAAAATGTCACGAGAAAAAGAGTCGTTTTTACAATCAGTGAAAATCACTATAACACTTTCTGCACACATGTTTTATGCGTGTTTTACTTGGGGTGTTGACGCATTATATATAGTATCTATGAGTCTTTTGGAGAAGATTACAAAGCATAAGGAAGCTCTTAAATCAGTAATTCCAGATAAAGCTTTAAACTTTCTAGAGAAGTTACAAAAAGAGATAGAAAATAATAAAGAAGCTCTTAATACAGCTACAGAGATAGTAAAAGAAACATTTGAATCAGCTAGAAATACAAATAAATTTGAAGAAACAAGTGTACAAGATACTGTCCAAGAAAATTGCGAAGTTAATAAATCTTCGGAAGAAAACCCTAATATGTCTAAAACCCAAGAGGAAGCAGACATAAAAATTAAAGTAGAACACCCACATACTGAATTTGAAAAAGGATTAGATGCTACTGTGCAAAGCATCGTTAATATAACTGTAGGGGATATTCATATACATAATATATCTAAAATTTCTAGTATAGTATCTACACTAAAGAAACTTGGGGATGAAGTAAGTCATTATGACCCTAAGACTACAAGTGTAGAAGACTTACAAGAACTTGGAAAAATAATAGCAGAAAACTTAAATAAACTTGACGAAGATAAGAAAGGTGATTGATGTGTTTAAATTGTATAAGCTTAAGAAATCTGTGGATGACGATAATTCTGTCGTAATATACAGTTGGGATGGAATTGTCAGCGATAGAAAGATAATTAACATTTGGAATAATATAGTAGATTCGTATAAGAAATATCCTAAATTAAATCTAGACGACTGTCTTGATATATTGGATATATTTTATGATGAAGTGTTAATGTATCGTAGTGTTGTAAATAAAAGCTTAAGTGTAACTCAGTTGTTTACTGATAGCACATTTAGAATATATCATATCAAACATGCAGAGGGAAAGGTTATTAAAAGAGTAGCTATATTAACTGCTAGAATAAATAATACTATCAATAAAGGTATTATAAGACCTATAGTTAGATTTGAATATGTAGATGATAGTAGTGCATTAATAAAACATGAAGAAATAGTGAACTTAAGTAAAAACAAAGCATCAGTATTAGATGATGTATCAAGTAGATGATTGGGAGTAGAGATGCTCCCTTTTCATTTATTTACGGCAATAAAGATAGGTGATTTTTAGCTATATATAATAAAGTATATAATATAATACTAGGAGGTAACAATTATGAAATTATTACAAAATAAAGAAATAGCAGGAGTAAATCCTGCAGCTATTATAGATAAGGACGGTTCAGTTCTTATCGACTACGAAACTACAATAAAGGAAAACGATCCCATGGATCGTTTAGACGCAATGCTTAAAGATGGTCCAGCTTGGGACCATCTTGATGAAATGTTAGGGGAATAATCTCCTAGCATTTTTTTTTGTTTGGCGTAATTAAATGGATAGGGGGAATTAAATCCCCCGAGTGATAACGTGAAAGATAAAACTAATAAAAATTCACATTATCAGTTGTTATAAAATTATGCGTAAGTTAACACAACTTGATCAGTAGCAGCTTTTTGTCTAATAGTTTCTAATAGTTGCTTTCTATCAGACTCTGCATTCTGGAAGTTGTCTAAACTTAAGTCTACGTTTCCAGTTCCTATCTCTATCTTAAGATTTCTTAAATCATTATTATAAAGATTTATCATCAAGTCATATCTACATAGTTCTTCAAACCAGTTTTCTAAACCTATAGTAATAGTACTCAAGTTTTTAGGATGTGTACATTCTATTACTACTTTATAATATCCTCCGTACATCGGAGTATTATATTGCCCCATATTCTTCATTACTAAAGAAGCGGGAGGTCTAAAAGCAATACTAGGTTTTTCTATATTTTGCTTAGCTATAGATTTAGCAGTCCACGATGGCAGGTCATTTCTTATACTTGTACTCCATCCATTTACTAATCCATATCTACGTGTTTCGTTTAAGAAAGCTCTTTTTATTTGTACATCAAGCTCTCTAAATCTATCCATAATCGAGTCTGGTATTCTGTAAGCAACATCATTATAAGAGTATATTCCTCCTATAATTTCTTTACTCCATGCTGTAACTATACTATCTATATTCATTACTATATGAAATCCAGATACTCTGTTAAAGGTCTTAAGACTATTATTAATAATACTGTCTCTTATAATATTATCATTATAAGCAGCTCCCAGTATTCCATTCAGTCCTATATCTTTTTTTAGCTTATCTATAAGTACATTTATATTCATAATTCCTCCTTATTAGAAGTCATTAAGTATACTTAATTTAGTCATCTTCATTGCATCTTCAAATGAAGCTGTTTTCTTAACTGGGTTCTTTATTAATATAGCAGAAGTAGTAGGGTCTATCATAACTATAGACTCATTTCCTATATACTTATTAATTAAAGAATTACTTTCAGTTCCAAACATACCAGCAGTACGTTGTACAAGTTCTAAGTTTACTACTTTCATATTAACAGTGTCGTATATTTGAACTTTTCCTCCAGTTAATACACTATTCCAGTTAGCTGGATTTTGTACATAATCTATACCTATAACTTCTATTTCTTTTGCAAGTATAGGATTTTGTGTATTATCAAATTGTCCTACAGTACGTATAGAAAATCCTGGTGCAACTCCATTAAGCATTTCTAATGCTATATGTGGATTTGTAATAGAAGTTTTTATTGTAAAGTATGTTTTATTATTAGCTTGTCTATATCCAATAACTCTATGAGTAATATTTTTACCAGGTGCACTATGTAATCTTTGCATAGTTCTTTGGAATGCTCCCTCTGGGTCTTTACTGTCTATTTCTATAGTGGGGTGTTCATTCTCCCCAATAACCCCTCCTTTTCTCAACTGATTTTGAAATCCATAATTCTTCATTCCGTTTAAGAAAACATCAGCTGGATATAGTTTATTATTACTTGTAGGTTTACTGTGGTCTATAGCTTCTATTTCAAACACGATATAAGATTCTCCATTTCTAATACTTCTTACTAGCTCTGGAGTTAATCCTTTTATCATATATTCTGTAGCAGTATTATGGTTTCCACCATCCCAAGAATCTGATTCTACTCCTATAGTATCAGATAATTTATCTACTTTAATAGAAGTTATGACTTGATTTAGAGGAGCTATTCTATCTTCGATTAACATTCTTTCAGTATATTGCATTATTTCCTCCTTTGTAAAATCAAATAAAAAAAAAGAGTGGAGAACCTCATTACGAAGTTCTCCAAATCTTTTTATATATCTTATGGTATTAATTGAGTATTATATCCATAAACAGCTAAATCTCCTGCTGCTCCTCTCAATGTATTGAAATTGAATGTGCAGTCCATGCATAAGCTTGGAACGTTAGGATGCATAGGATTACGTTGAGCTGGGTCGTTAGTTATTCTGATAGGTGTTTCAGAAGCTAAGCAAGTTTGGATATTTGGTTCAGCAAATGAAGGTATAATATTATAAGTATACTTAATTTGGTCTGGAGCCAATGGGTTACCAGAGTTATCTGTAGTTTTAGCTTCTAAACCAGATTTATCTGTACCAACGATGATAGCAGATATAGGTGATTTAATGTCGTCTCCGATAGTTAAAACATTTACAGATGCTTCTTGGTTTACTCCTAAGAATGTGTTATCTGCAGTTTCAGAAACTTCTCCTACTACAGCAGTCATCTTACCAGCAAATACACCTAAGTGGTAAGAAGAAGTAAACATTGTTAATTGTGCTTCTTTTTGAGATTGAGAAGCTATTCTGAACTTATTAGCGATAGCTTGGAAAGCTGGTCCTAATTGTACATTAATAGTTTCCAATTTTCTTACAGATGTTGCTATTTGTAAGTCTACTGTTTGAGCAGCATATAATGTTTTCTTTCTTTCTAATTCATCTGCTTGAGTAAAGTCTTCTATAACTTTTTTCTTCATATCGAAGTATCCATTAAAGAAGAATCCTTCTTTTCTGTGTCCGATGAATTCTGTAGCCATGTTCATAATTCTTGCGAAGTAAGAACCTCCAAGTCTTTCATCAAGCACTTCAAGTTGGTCTTGTAATATAGGAACCCAGTCTTTGATTTCTGGACCAGCGTTGATATATCCTCTTTCTTCTTTTAGAGCATATTCTGGTCTAGATTTCCATAAGTTGAATGGGTCTAATATTTTGAATTCGATATCAATAGCATCTACATCGTTAGCTGCAGTTGAACCGTGAGCTTTATTACAGTCTACAACGATACTTTGGTCTTGTCCATTGAATTGGATATATAGATAGTAAGTATCTGTAGGTCTGCTTTGGTCTGGAGTTATTAGTAATACTTTACCTTTGTAATCTTGTTCATTATTAGTTTCAGTAAGCATTCTTCCAGCATTTATATCGTAAATAGGACCAAATTTTTGACCATTTATTTCTAGTTTTTCTACATAGAAATCTGATCTTACTAATTCATCTGCATTGATAGCTGATTTTTGACCAGCAGCTATTGTAGCTTGAGTTTCCATTACTCCGTTGTTTTCAACGAATAATAAATCACTTCTTAATTTGATAAGTTGTCTGAAGTTTGCTTTCTTTATACTTACCTTTTTAGTCATAGTTTTAAATAATTTAGAAATTCCTTCTAATTTAGAACCTGATGTATCTTGAGATTTAGGGTCGATGAATGATAATACATCTTCTCTTTTAAACTCTTTAACTATAGTATGAGTTTCAGGGTCTATAATTTGATATATAGGTACTAAAGTGTGTACAGGAATTGAAGTAAATTTATTATAAAGTTGTTTTATTTTGATTACTTTTGTGTACATTGTAGCACAAGCAGCTATCCATTGTACTTGAGTTTCAAGTTTAGGATAAACTATAGCTGATTGATATGAATATGTTTCCATACCTGGTGCTAATGGACCAACTTGAGATTCTTTTACTCCTGCGAATACAGTGAATAATGCACTTTCTAAAGCAGCTTCAGCTTGTTCTTTTTTCCATTTAGCTCCAATAGCAGATGCTCCTGTTAATCCTTTTTTGAATGCATTGTTATCTGCATTTATTTTTTCATTTTTTAAGTGTCTTAAAGCAGCTTGTACTTCAGTAGGAAGAGCTCCAAATTTATCTGCATTAGAAGCAAATTCTTTTGCAGCAGCTTCTAATCCTTTAGATATATCTGTTCTCATCATTTTCAATTTTAATTCCTTGTCAGTCCATTCTGATTTATTTACAGATGGAATGTACTTTCTTAAAATTGAAGCTATTTTAATAGTAGTATCACTTCCGTATTGTCCAAATGCTTTCTTCATTATGTTTGTATGATCGTTAGGATTTGCAGTCATAAATGAAGAGAAGTTTTCTAATCCTACAACCTCATTAGCAAGGACTTCTGGAATATAAGTATATTTATTTTGCATTTATATTTCCTCCTTATATATAATAATAAAAGAGGAGTTTTGATTTCTCCTCTTTTATTTTAGATTATTATTTTCTTACAGCGTCTCCGATATGAGTTTCACCAGATATAACTTTAGCAGCATCAGCAAGAATCATTTGGATAGCAGAACCTACTTCTTTCATAACCATATTAACAGCTTTCTTGAATTCTAGTAAGCTTTGAGATACAACTCCTAATTCAGTTAATAAGTTATTTCTAGCAGTAGCACCAGTAGCGTTAGCAGCATCAGGATTTTCATTTCCTAATTTTTCTATAGCTCTATCTACCATCTTATCCATTTTCTTCCATTGTCTAAACCATTTGATATCTCTTCTAGTAGCTCCTTCGATAGTTATAAGAGCTCTTTGAATTATTCTCTTAGTTTCTTCAACAGAGTAGTCTGTTTCTTCTCTTAGAGTTTCAACTCTTTCTTTTAGTTGTTCTTTGAATTGGTCTATTCTGTCTTTCATTCCTTCTAAATCAACACTAGTACCTGAACCACCAGAAGCTCTTCTAGTAGCTTGATCTAACGCCGATACGTTTGCACCATTTGCAGCAGCAGTATTTAATGCTGTAGCCATATCTCCAACTAAATCTTCATATTGTTCTATTACGAAAGTAGCAAGTTGGTTAGCATCTGTAGTATTAGCTGCAGGATCTATTGTAAAGTTATCAGGTCTAAATCCTCTAACAGCTGTTATGAAGTTATCAACAAATGTAGCAGCACCTGCAACGTTTCTAATATTGTATTCTTTATCTCTTTCATCTTCTCCAGAATGTATAGAAAGTCTGTTTAATTTTCCTCTATACTTTTTAGCAAGTTTAGAGTAAGATTTCCATCTTCCATCATTTATCATAAAGAAATCTATTATTGAAGTTAAGAATTTCCATATTTTAGAAAGCATTTTCTTAACAGCTATAATAACGTTATATCCTCCTCTTTTAACCATGTTTACGATAGCTTCTGTTCCTAATGAATCAGAGTATCTATTATATTCATTTATAGTTAATCCTGCACTTTCTAAAGCAGCTTCTTGGTTTACTAAAGCAAATCCAAGGATGCTTGTAGAAGTTGATTCTAGTCCTTCAACCATATTATCAATATCGTCTAATGCTAATAATTCTTCAGCAACTTCAGAACCAGCATATAATTCAGGACCGAAATCTTCCATTCCTGACTCTAATCCTAGAGTTTCATTTATTACTTTAATTAAATTATTCATTAATTTCTTCCTCCTTTATGTTAATTATAATGCTTTAGCTATTAACCATTTAGCATCTGTAAATAATTCATCAGCTATTCTTACATAATGTTTAATAAACATATTCATATACATAGCAGTACCATTTAGGAAGTATATGAAATCTGATAATATTTCATTAATACCCATCATAGCATTTCTTCTAGTGTCATTTTGAGCTCCGTTTCTGTAATCATTTTCCATATTCTTTCTTGCAGTTTCAAGTCTCTTAATACCTCTATCAACTTCTTTAGCGATATCTCTTCTTCCAGCTCTTTGAGAATATAAGAAATCTAACGCAGCTGAAATGCTAGTAAATAGGTTCATTCCTCTTACAGTTCTAGCATTATCTTTCCAGTTCTTTAATTCTTCTTGAATATTATCTTTGTGATCTGGGTTTAGTATATGTCCGTCTATTTCTGTTTGTGTATTATCACTTACTAATTGAGTTCTATTATCAATTCTACGAACTCTTTCATTATTAGGTGGATTTGTAGCTCCAAGTCTAACGTTCCCAGCTCCAGAACTTCCACCTATACTAGCATACACTTGATCACTATATGTATTTATAACTATAACTGATGCATTGTAAAATGCCACAACGTAATCAAGTCCAATATGTTGCGTATTGTCTCTAACTAGAGTTCTTAGTGCATTTAAATCTGTACTATTATAGTTAGTATTTGGTGCATCGTTATCTCCAATAAAGTATCTTACTAACTCTTTTTCAAGTTCGTGATCATTATCACCTTTAGCATAAATTCTCTTAGATGCGTTAGCTCTTGCTTTTTGAACATCTTTTCTGATTTTCTTAGCTTTATCTCCAAGTGATTTGAAGATTTTCTTTGTATTAGTAGTTAATCCGAATATTCTTTTTAACCAAGCAATACAAGTGTTAATTAAGCTTTTTAATTGAGCAAGACCAGAGTATGCTCTTCTTTTTACTACGTCAGAGATAGCTTCCATACCTACAGTATCAACTAATTCTCCTTCTAATCCGAAACCTCTATAAACATCTAAAGGTGCAGCACCTTCAACACCGCATTCTTTTTCAGCCATAGCTACATATACGTTTTCAGCAACTGATGTAGCAGCAGTTATAGCAGAAGCTTCTGCTTCATAGAACGCAGCATCTATTTCAGACTCTATACCAATTTCTTCCATCATTTCATCTAGTAATGATTTAGGTGCGTCTTCTGCATTAAAAGCACCAGCTGATTCATTACCAATTCCTAGTAATTGTTCTAATGTTAACATTAATTTCCTCCTTATATCTATTTATTTATTAGTTTTTATCACTGACGCTTGTCATACCTGCTCCTAATCTAGCAGCATCTGTTATAACAGCATCTAGTAGTGAGTTTACACTTTGCATACATTTTTGTGTGTTATTAGCAATAGCAGCCATAAGTTGTCCAGTAGCCACTACTTCGTTAAACATAGCTTCTCCCTCATCATTTCCATAATCAGTATAATCTTTAGATAATTTAGAGATAAGTTTACGTTTAACTTTTTCTAATTTTTGTGCAACTAGTTCAAAGTTCCAAAGTTTTTTATTATTTTGAGCCAATGTAACAAATGCAGTTAATGCATGTTTAACTTGCATAAACGCTTTATTATAAGGCTTTTCTTCAGGTTCGTTTACAGTAACTCTTTCTGCAGAATCTCCAAGAACTTTCTTTAGTGTAGATACAGCTTCTTTATATACTTGAACATCGTTTATAGCTTGTTCTAATGCTTCCTTTTTAGCTGTATCTTCTCCGAATAAAGCTTTAATGAATTTTACTATTACTTTAGCTACGTTACCAGCAGTAGATTTTATAATACTTATAACAGTTTTTTCTAATTCTTCAGGCTTAGTATTCATTCCATTCAAATATTTAATTAGATCATAATTTTCTGCTTGAATTTTAGTATAGAACTCATTATTCAACGGATTTATCATCGCTATTAAACTTCCTGTAGTTGTAATACCAACCATAAGTTGCTTTATAAGTAATTCAGCACCAGCCTTAACAGCAGTCTCTTCACTTTTTTTATCAGGAGCTTCATTTTTCTCTTCTTTAACTACTTCATTTGTTTCAACTAGATTTTTAAACATTTCAGTTAGTTTATCTAATGACCATGTAGTTACTAGTACTACTCCAAGAGCTTGGATTAATCCAGCAGCAGCATCTGTACATTTTACTACTCTATTTTCGCCTTCTTTATCTTTGAATTCTTTTCCTAGTTTTGAACTCATTTCGTCCATTTTCTTTATATAAGCTTTTGCTTTGTCAAATCCAGATTTCAATGACTTACGGATATTTACTATTCCTTTGAAGAATCTGATAATCCATCCGAAAAAGAAGTTTATAAATTTCTTTATCCATAATCCCAAATTAGACTTAACTCTAGACGCCATATTTTTAACTTTGTCTTTTAGTCCTTCTGTTCCTATTATTTCTTGTAATCTTTCTTCGTCAAACATTATTATAGATGATAGACCGTCGAAATCAACTTGAGAGTCAAGTTCGTAAGAAACTTCTATGCTTGAATTCGTGGTATATTCTTGCCAGCTTTCTAACGCCTCCTTGATATTAGCATATGACTCGTAGTGGAAATCATCCATATATATTCTTTCATTCATATTTATATATCACCTCCTTCATCATCTTCATCGTTATAATTTGACACTAATGTTGTTACTTGCTGGATTTTTCTACATTTCCTACTAGCTCATTATAGATATCTTTTAGCTTAGATAAGTTTGCATATATAGAAAAATATGTAGCGAATATGTCATCATGCGGTTTATCTATAATTACATTCAGATATTCATCCACAATATCACCCAGTCTATTATATTCTTGTATTACTTGGTCAAATAGTTCTATATGTTCTGAATCTTGTATTACTACTCTTTCGCACATAGAAATATTTGCTTTTATTATATCTTGAAGTTCTAGAAATCTTTTAGGAAAGACTGCTCTAACTTGCTTATTCATATCATGTTCATCTTCAATAGTCTTCTTTCTATTTAGTTTTATCACTTTCTTTTTCTGTTTCTTTTCGTCATCATCATCGCCACCTCCAAAGAAGTCGTCTGAACTATCATCTGAAGAGCCAAAGAAATCTCCGCCGCTGTCGTCTCCTCCATCATCAAATGGATTGCCTCCACTATCTCCTCCTGAATCATCTCCTCCAAAAGGATTATCGTCTCCGCCACTAGAGTCGTCAGAACCCCAATCTCCCCAGTCATCTCCTCCAGAACTATCATCAGAGCTATCGTCAGAAGAGTTATCATCTCCTCCGCTATCTTCTCCGAATCCGTCAAATGGATTATCTTCTTCTAATGCAATAGTCCATTTAGGATACATAAGTTCCACAGCTTCTAAACTATAATCTATGCTTGATGGTTTGTATTTTGTTTCTCCAAGTCTTTCATATGAGCTTGAACTTTCTTTTCCAATTTGATAAGTCTGTAAACTAACTTCCGAGATTGTATCTTGATTATCCATAGTCCGATCATCGCAATTATAGCCAGCCATAAGTTTTTTATATATGTTGTCATAAGACATCTTAACCTCCTCCTTAGAAATCTGAGCCTCCAAATCTAGTTTCAACTGTATATCCTTTTCCTCCGCTATGTCCTATGTTGAAATAAGAACCACTTTGCATAAGAGCGTCTATACGTTGACGTCCGTTCATTGATAGGTCTTTATTAAATGTCATGTATCTTATTCTGTCTTTTTGAACTAAATCTCTTTTAAATTCTATGAGCTTAAGTCTTGCAAATTCCATATTATGCTTTTCAGCTAATAATCTGTCAACAGTTTCCGGGTCTCCTTCATTTTTAGCATATTCCAATTTTTGGTCATGTCTTTCAAGAAGTCCGTCTATTTTGAATTCAAGTCTTTCTATAGCTCTAAGTTTTATTTGCCTATTCGCATTACGTTTAAGTATATACATAAATGGCAAGAAGTATATCGGTCCTAATAATACAGTCCATATCCATGATCTAACAGAGTTTTCTCCAAGCATCTTAATCTTTTCTAAAACTATATCGAATTCATCATTAAGAAGTTTTTCTTGGAAATCTAACATCTGTTCTTTTTCTAATTGATTTCTAGATTTAAGAGCATGCTTAATCGCTTGCCATAAATATCCAATTATCTTACGTGGAAGTTTTGTGATATTCATAAACACATGATACAGTATAGAACCTTTTCTTATACCGAATATCTTTATCGCAGTATAAGCATCTTTCATACTTCCAACGAAACCTTCTGTTCCAATAGAACGTAATGCATAGTCAACATCTTCGTTCAATGAAACCCAGTTAAATAACTCTTCTCTTATAATCGTTCCATCCATTTTTTCAATTACAAGTTGTGCGTCGTAATCAAAATAACAGCAAGAATCTAATTCCATTAATATAGTATTCGTAGCACTCTCAGGAACTTTGACAGTGATAATACTATTATCTACTACGCCTTCTGACCTAGATACCATAAGTCTTCCTTTTACAGAATTGAGATATACGAAGTTGCTATGCCCATCTACTTCTATTTGCATCGGTAAAAAGTCAGTAGGACTTATAACATCTTCTTCGTGAGCTCTATCTAATTCTAATATAGACTCTACTCCAAATCTTTCAGAAACATGTTTAAATATAGCACTCTCTACGCTTATTTCTTGAATATCTAATGCTGACTTTATATCGAAGTTATCTATCAACACTTTATCAGTATCATTCGTACCAATCGCAAACTGTTCAATAAGCATAACTATTATTTCTTGTACTGTAAATGTTTGGTCTTCTACTGTAACTTTTTTATCTAAAACAGTTATAATATCATTTTTAGTCATATTTTCTAAAATCGTCATTGGTATTATTTCACCAAAATATTTATTTTTATTGAATTCTTCTGTAACACTATTTCCAAAACTAGAGATAGCTAACACTGCGTTTTGTGTAAATGTTACTGGTACGTATGTATGAAATGGTTCAAATATTTCTATCAATGTAATTGGAATAGCTTTTACGCTTATGTTTGTATTAATTGATACAAATCTTTTAATAGAAACTCCTGGATATATAGCCTGAATTAGAAATTCAAATATCTTTTGTATTTCGTAGAAATTCTCTTTTATCGGAAACGTGCTATAAGTTAAGCTTTGCATATAACCTTGATTGAAAGATCTGTATGTCATAGCTCTCTCCAATGCTTTTTCAACTATATAAGCGGAACGTTTTACTAAAGTATATTCTGCTAAATTATACATAACTAACCTCCTTTTCTATTATTATTTGTTACATATCAAGTTGTTTGGATGGTTCTGTAGTGGATTTTTTTATAAAAAAAATAACTATATATCTATGATATATAGAAAGAATCATAAAATATTTTAGGAGGAAAGATTATGAAAAAGTCTGAATTGTTTGTATTGATTGGAAACACTATGAGAAGAGCTGGAATTCATGAAGATTTAGTTAGAGGTCTAGGTTTAGAAAGAAGACTGACTATAGCTGATGATATGTCGGCTGATGTTAAGTTAGATGACGAAGACATGCTACAACTAATAAATGGATTATCTGACGCTAACATTGATAGAGTAATGTTCTGGATAGGGGCAGCTATCAGGGATTTATCTAAGTCTTAAAATATTGAGCTCTTCGGAGCTCTTTATTTTTTTTTTGTAAATGGCGTAAATAAATGTAAACGGATATTTCTAAAAAAAAAGAAATATCCGTATGATTTAAATTAGTTGTAACTATATATTATCACTCAGTCATATAGATTTCTGGTTATAAATATCATAATTCGATTCGAGGTGATAATTATGTCCACTGATGTTAAAGATTTAATGTTAAAATATTGGATTAATCTATTAAGAGAATTCAATAAGGTCATTAGTTCTGACTCCAGAGTCATCGGAGAAATCAGAAAGTACATTAAACACGTTCAAGCTGTATCTAAAGATTATATTGATCTTGATATAGATTACTTATTAGAACTTAAAAGTTCTGATAAAGAAGTGTTTAAAACGTTAGATAAAATGATGCAGTCAGAAGCTGCGTAATTTTATCTATCCAACATAATAACAAATCTAGTAAATAAAAGGAATTACTATAACTATTTATAAAATCTATACGACTTCTACTAGATTTACATTTATGTTGTAATAAAAAGTTAAAACATTTTAGCTTTCATATCAAACCATTTATTCTTATTTTTTTTAACTCCGTATACATCTCTAGTTCCTTTATTAGCTCTATGTTGCTCTTCTTGTACAAAGTCAAAATATGTAGGCATTTCTCTTTCGTGTATTTGAGGAACGTCTTTAAGAGCTCCGTAGTTAAGTTCATAGTGATATTCTTCTCCAGAAAGTTTAACTTTACGTCCATTCTTAACTTTATATATTTCTACATTCGTATACTGTTTTCCATTTATCATAGTAGGAACTAACACGTAAGATACTTCTCCCTCATCTTTAGTATAGTTAGCATACTCATTTGTAAACATATTCATACTTTGCATTACAGATACCATTTTAATTTTACTCATATCTACATAAAATTTAAATTGCTCTCCTACTTGCTTTCTGAAATCAGTATTGAATATAAGACTGTATGCTATAAGAGTCGCAATGAGTATGTCGTCATGAGCTCCTGGCTTATGGTCTATTCTTCCAGTATTCTTTCTGTATAATGTAGAAAGTTGATTAAGAGCTTCTGGATGTGAAAATGCATACGGATATTTATCTACAAGTTCAAATAAAAGTTTTTCATATAAGTATTCTCTTACTTCTCTTTCTTTAATACCGTACGATAAATATGATGCATAGTCAAGTTTCTTAGTAGTACTCTTTACTAATACGTCTGCAGCGTGAGAAGAGAATAGTTTTTTAGTTCCAAATAAAAGAGGTTCTATAAACGGGTCTTTTGCTAAATCAGGAATTACAGATTGTCCAGGACCTTCTAATTCTATAGCAAGTATTATATTTAAATCAGGATTAGATTCTTTTAGGAATGGAATAAACTTCTTAATAAACATTGTAGTTTCAGAAGTCGTAAGTGTATTTGATTTAAACATAAAAAGCTTTTCTCCACTTTCCATATCTATAGCAAAGAATACAGTACTGTCGTTTCCAGTTCCGTGTGCTAAGTCTACTCCGATAGCTATAGTTTGATATCTATTTATAAATGTATAGAAGTCTTCATTAGCAAATTGTGGAAAGAATGTTATAGAAAAGAACTTATCAAATATAAACGTATCCATAGCTTGAGATTTAGTTAATGTAGAAATACGTCCAATTTGCTTTTGGTTAAGCAAAGCAGAGCTATCAACATCAAGCCAATCCATCAAAATTTCCGTCCTGGATTTCATTTTTCATAAGAAGTTTGACTAAATATTTCTATTTAATCCTTATTCTTATAGGCGTATCCACTTCGCCTCTAGCGTATAAAGCCTCAAGGCTTACAACGTTACTTTTACGTAATATATTTAATGCTCCATTTACATCGGCATTAAATTCATAACCATTTTTGGTTCTATAAAGACCGCGTTTAACACGTTTACCAGAAAACTCAGGTATATTAGTATCACCATAGTTAGGTAATGGGTCTTTATCAAAGAAAGATGCCTTAGAAGTGTATGCTTCATCCTGTGTAAAATAAGACATACCGTTTAGATAAGTGTATATAGATAGGAATTTAGAAATCTGAGCAAATGGCATAGTCACAAAAGTTTGATTATTAGCGGTTCCTAAATTAGTTTTACACTGAAATGTATCAGAATAGCCTGCTACGATTGTACCTATATCATTATCTTTACAGTAGTTTATTATATAATTTACAGCTTTATAAATATAATCAGATGATTTATTTTTCCTGTTGAATGATATTTGATTCATTTTATCAGTCATACTTGTGTTTTTTTTGTTTATTGCTTATTTGTTGTAATCTTGCGAATTCTTTATAATATCCTTGATTGATAGATTTTAATCTTTTTCCGTCTATTATAAAAGATTTACCAGTATTAGTGATACACGTACATAAATTATTTACACCAAAATCTATTGCTAACGCATTTGACTTGTTTAGTTGTAGATTTTTATAATCAGCTTCATAAATATAATGTATCTCAAATTTAGTAGCATTATACTTTGGAACTATTCTTATTTCCTTTATTACCTTATTTTTTAATATAGGTGGTGTTTTAATAAATATTCTTGGATATTTTTTAATAAAAGAAAGACTGTACGGTATCATAAAATAATCTGGTTGCAGTCTGATTAAACCAACACATAATCTATAATAACCATCTTTAGGTAAATATCTAGGTAAAGTTACTTTTTTAACCCACTTATTACCTTTATATTTTACAGTTAATAGTTTATCATATCCCTTAAATATATCCTCTACGTCCATTAATAGCTGCTGTGATATGTCGCTATTAAGAATTTTATAATTAGGACTATTTTTGAGAATATGATAACTATCTGTATAGGATAAAAACATTCCATTATCAATATAATAATGTCTATGTAAATATAACGCTTCATTATATAAATTTTTAGCTATATGACATAGATATTTTAATTGATCAAATTCTTCTTTTGGCAACTTTAGTTGTTGCTTAATAGTTAAGTACATTACATATTCACCTCCTTTACAGAGGTAATAGTAGATAAAAATGAAACGGTGTTCACATAAATACGCTACTATTTATGCAGTTCTCTTATGAACTTCTTGTACTTTCATACAAGCACAGACTATATCTTATCCATATCCCGAATAGGACTTAGGCGAAACCACTTCCACACGCTTGTGTGTACTCCCCTCACGAGGGATAGTCGTTGGACTTTCTCTTTCGAGCTTAGCTGCGGATTGCCCATTTCTTGATGGAACGAGACTTAGGATTTAACCATATCTCATCTAATGTATTTTTTCTACTTTCGTCGCATTCACATTTATACCTAATACGGTATTATGTTGTAGCTACATTAGCTTTAGGGTTTTCCCGCAATTCGATTTCTTCGTTGTACAGTTTCTCTCTGTATCTACGTACAAGTTTCCTTATACGCTTACTAACTAGTTAATAAATGCTTCTCTGTTTTCAGTTTGAGCTATACGTTGGTCAAGCCAATCTTCACCAAATCCCATTTCTTTATATCCGTATTGAACATTAAAGAAGTTCTTTTTACCATTTGTTTTTAAATATGCACATAAATCTTCATATGAATATTCAAATAGCTTAATATCGAATCTACACATTTTATTAAATATAAAGTCATACATTTCACGTCCGTGTTTAGTATTAAGTTTACCAGCAGTAGACATGTAGTGTAGTCCGTATCTTTTATTAGCTTTCTCAGCACGCATTCTTGCAGTAGAGTTTGCAAGTTGCATCGCAGTAGTCATTGTAATAGCGTGTGGTACGAAAGTAATTTCGTCATTTATACCAAATTCAAAAGTCTCTCCCCGTCCAACACGTTCTGCAGTAGTTTCTGTTGTACCTGCTGATGCTATCATAATTTGATTACTTCTGAATACATTATTTATATATTTAGATTTAGGAGACGGCGTCATATCTGGTCCTACTTCCCACATCTCTTTATTCTTCTGTATCTTTTTTACTACATTATGAAACTTTAAGAAAGCAGGCATGAGGTTTGCAAAGTCTATCATCATTTTTCTGTTCTTACCAGCATCTTCTGCCTTAAAGTGAGCCACTAGTATTTTAGTATTTTCACTACCAGCTGCAAATTCTCCTCCACTAACACAGTTTATATCTGTAGTTTTCCCTACTTGCCGAGGAGCACATCTGAATGTATTGAAACATTGGCAATAAAGCCATAATATAGTCCAAGTTCCTATGGTCATTTGATATTGCATCTTATTTCCTTTACCATCTACCATTCTAGCACATTCACGCATATAGAAAATCATATTCTGTCTCATTTCTACAGCGGCTGCTATTTGTAGTTCTGGAGCTAAGCTAGGACTATGCATATCTTGTCCCATAAGATTTCTATTAAATAATATCAAAGGAAGATTATGATTAAGATTTATTCCTGTACGTTCTTTAAGTTTTTCTAAAGATAGAGCAAAAGCCACAAAGCTTTCGTTAGTCGTACTATAATCATAATATAAAGGAATAGTTATCTTATGTTCAGGGTCATAGTATATATCATAACATTCGTCTAATAATCCCTGTACATTAAACTTTATTTTTTGTTCTTCAGTAAGTTTTGTTTTATCCAGTCTATTAAAGTTTCCATTAAATATTTCTTTATATGGAAATTTGAATTCGTTATCATCTGAAAGTCCTCCTTCATTTACAAAGGCATTAAAAACTTCTTCAAACATCTCTTTATATAGATTATATTCATCTTCAGATATATTCAATAATTCATTCATATCCTCTTCATACTCATGATTCTTCTTTGCTTCTATTATAACAGACTGTTGATATTCCACATATCCTCTGTAGTCATATTTATCTATAAGTATAACTTGGTCTTGGTCTATTCCTACAGAATGCATATGTCTCATAAAGGCGACAGCTTGTTCTGTAGGTAATGTTTGCATTAAGTTATTTCTCATACTACCTCCAATTTTAAATGAGAATGGGGATATAAAATCCCCATATTAATAATCCCACTTATTTGTAGTTTTTAACTGTCCGTATAATCTAGTATTTCTTTCTTTAAATATATTTCTATCTGATAATGAATTTTGCATAGCAAATATATCTGAAGAAAGAGCTAGAAGTATAGTTGCCAAATATTCGTTATTAGTTCTATCAAGTTCAAGTTCTATAACATCTCTGAGCATAGCACATCTTTTTAGTAATACGTGTTGTGTATCTTGGCTATGAGCATTTGCTACTTCTGCTTTAAGCATAATATAATCATTCTCTAAGTCTGTGTATCTTCTTCTTTCTATAGAAGTAAGCTTTGCTAAGATACTTTGTCTTTCTTTTCTTCTAAACTCAGCAAATTTAGGGTCTGTAGGTTTAACATACGCTTCTATTCCAGCCATAGTAAACGCTGCTGGTTTCTTTGGGAAAAAAGACTCAAATGCACTTATAAGCATACCTTCATTTACACCAGGTGCTGTATGATGTTTAACGTGTTTAACCTTATGATATACTTTCATAGGCATATTCATGGCATATGGATTTGACTGTACTACTCTGCATTTGTTAGAATACTCTTCTTTAAAATAATCTAAATATTTATCAATACTACGTCTCATTAGATAATCTCTAGATCTAAGTCTAGACATTCCTAAGTTTACTAAGTTCATTACTTTCTTAGAACCTAAGTCTACTTGTGCTTCTGCTTTAGCATAATCCATAAGAGTATTTAAGTCTACTCCGTATTCTTTAAACGATGTAAGATTATTGGCAACACTATACGCCCATTTAGCAAGAGTAAGTTCTAATAATGTTGCGACATTTGCATCGTTGAAGAAGTCTTTATCATATCTAAACTTATTCATATATAAATGGATTAATGTTCTCATATTATATCCATATGTTATAATTTTAGAAAGTATACATCTACGTATGTCTTCCACAAGATTTTCATACGCTACCCCAAACTTATCTTTAATAGAAAGCATTCTTATAAATGTTGCAGACACATCTAGCATAGCAACGCATTCATCATTATAATCATTATCAGAAGAAATCATTTTACTTCTATCGTATAAGAATACAGCAAGGTTTCTATCTATATCGTATCCGATTTCGTTCTCTCCTATTACAGCTGATTCTTGCATGTCTCTAACGATATCGTTATAGTCGTGTCCTATTTCTCCATACTTAGGATTTCCATATACATTTACTCCTATCTTAGCGGCACTTATTAGGCTAGTTTCAAAATCTAATACAGAAGTACATCCCTCAGGTGTATCTTCTATCAATAACTTTAATACATTTGGAGATAGTCTACTATTATACTCATCCATTATAACATCTTTATGGCAGTGATTATCATCTACAGCATTTACTATAGTTCTTCTAAGTTTGGCTAAATCTAATAATGCTTCTGCGAATATATTAGAAACTAAATTAATGGCTTCTTTATATTCTTCATAAAATCTAACTTCGTAACTATTAAGTTTATCTATCAATTTATATTCCTCCTTTTTTTTTTATTTATTGATATTTTACATATATCTATTGTTTGGGCTATTTTTGAGTAAATTTTTTAACTGATTTTTAGCTATATATAATAAAGTATATAATAAAAATAATAAAATATAAAA